TCACGCCTGCTTCCTCTTCAAAATTGTCAGTACCGGCCCGCGTGAATCGGTAGCTGATACCATGTTCGCAGCTTCGATCAAATGCCCGAGCTCGGCGCCCGAGTAATGACTGGTGATGCTGCCGTTCTTGTGGCCCAGAAGCGCCTTGCGGTCTTCCTCGGTTACACCTGCTGCGCGCAGCCGACGGCCAAATGTGTGTTTAAGGTCATGGATCCTGATGGATGCATACCCAGGGTGAGCGGGGCGAAGGTTTTCCTCCTGCCAGAGTTTCGCTGCTCTCACCCGAGCCTTCTTCCAGGCCGAGTCGTTCATGCGATGCATTGCGGTTCCGTTGTAAGGGAAAACCCATTCCTTGCTGATGCCGCGCTGCTTTTCAATGATCGACCTAGCCACGCTGTTCAGCACGACCAATCGCTCGTCACCGTTTTTCACGCCGGATCGTTCATGGCGACCTCCAAAGTCGGCAGGTATCAGAAACACGCTGGTGCCCAGTTCCGGCACTTGAATCTCCCAATCCCACCTCAATTTGCAGACCTCCTGCTCACGCGTGCCGGTGTTCACCTTGAACAATGCCATCGTTTGTAGGTGAGCCGGCAACTCCCCGAAAAGAATCGACTGCTCCGGCCAAGACATTGGATACGGCTTTCGGCTCGACTTCTTCTCTTCCAGCTTCGTGAGCATCGGCACGCTATCTAGCCACGGCCTCCGCTCATCGTCTCGCCACTTCCTGGCGCACAACGACAAAACCCGAACTACCCGTTCGATCGAGATGTTCACCGTTCTGTTGCTTACGCCTTTCTTTACCTTCCCGCATTCAAGCTTCTTCGTCGCCAATCGGTCCTTGATGAATGGCACAAGGGCCTGGTCATCAATGTGGGTCAGCGGCATGTCGCCTATGAATGGGTCTAGTTGCGAAAGGTGGTGCGCTGAAAGCTTGATTGACGGCTGGTCTTTGAACTCCAACAGGAAGCGAGTCGCCGCCTCCCGCCAGATCCTTACCTTCTTTACGCCGTACACCTTCTGTTGCCGGATCTGCTCCAGCCTGTAGATCAGGTAGCGCTCCGCTTCTTCCCGGTCACCAGTTCCAGTGCTTTCGTAAAGTCGTTCTCCGTTGATTTTCTTGTCGATATGCCAGATACCTTTCCTTTGGGAGAGGCCTGTGATCGATTTTCGCGCCATGGTTTATCTCCTTTATGGCGCTCGCTGCGTGGCGATTGTTGCTCCGATGCGCCTTTCTTATCAATTGCCTTTGCTGCGACATATGCCGTGGCCCAGTCGTCGAGCTCCTCCCGGTCGAAGCCAACACCGCGTTCGCCGATCGGGAATTCATTCACATAAGGGCGGACTGTTTTGTCGAACTCCGCGCGACACATGCCGAGATACATCGGGGCAGCGCCAGCGCGGATGAAGCGAGGGAGGATGCTTTCGCGCCGGGGCCGGGAGGGCGCCTGCGCCAATTCAGCAGACATAAAAGCTCCATGCCGCCCGCGGCGGCAGAGAATGAGTTCAGGGCCTGGCCCGCTGGATGATGTAAACGATGCCGCTGGCGGTAACGGCCAGCCACAGCATCGAGCCGAAGCCCCCGACAATGAGGGCAGCTTCAGTCCCGCTCTCCCACATGCCCGGGACGGCGTAGAAGAACCAGAGCAGGGTGATCAGCAGGTAGGCCAGCATGCCGACCAGGATCTCGAAGAGTTTTTTTGCAGACATGGGGATACCTCGCCCGCGCGTGGCAGGCCTTCAGGTTTATTCAGAATTGTGTTCGAGACAGTTGTTGCGACAGTTTGTAGAGTTGCGCCGCCCGGCCGGTTCAGCGCGTTCGTAAAGGGGCGAGAGTGCTGGCCGGTACGGGCGCCAGTTCAGATTCTTGATGCAGGGTCTTCGGAAAGGTCTTGCAGACGCCGGCGTTGCGCGCGGCTACTGTTGGGTTGTTCGCCCAGTCCGTTGTCCTGGCTATCCGTCGACTGCAACACGGGCTGTGGCGAACTCCTTACTTCTTGCTCATGCGCTCGCACTTGGCGGCCAGCTTCAGCAGGTTTCGCGTTGTTGGGCGAAAACCTTCCGTATTCGGGTAGAACTGATGCTGATGCCCCTCGGGGTATGGCTCAAAGTGCCCAGACCACTCCCAGCTCATCTTCCAGTCTTGCCAGGTTGTGTAAGCGTCTTGGCCTTCACCAAAGTAGTCAGTGCCTCCTCCAACGGACGGGATATGGCTGACCCGCGTGCGCTGCTCATACGCAAGCTCTGATGGCTCATCGCTGTCGAGCCAGGCTTTTCTGTAGCTCGACGGGTAAATTACAACCAGCCGTTTACTGAGTTTCTTCTCGATGCGGGCCTTCATGGCATCAGCTCCTTGGGCACGCTGACTACCAGGCCGAACTCGGTCGCTACGACAGCAAGGCACACCGCGATCAGAGGTGTAGCCCCTTCGACGCTCATCAGTGGCTCCTCGTCGTCGCGAAACAAGTCGGCATGCCACTGCCCCTCGTACTCTGGCGTCACGCAGATGCGGTGCTTCTCGATCAGCGGGCCGCCCTGGCCCCAGCTGGTTGATGGCTGCCAGTGGGTACCAATGCAGCGATCCCCCGAGTACCAGTAGACGTGCTTCAAGCCTTCTGGTGTGTGCTGGCGCATTCCTTCGGCCTTCGCGACTGCCCAGTCCAGCGCCGGCCCGATCAGGTCGGCGGTCTTCACTTCGATCATGTCGCTCATGGTTTCCAGCTCCTGCCCACGCGAAACACCATCATCATGTTGTGATGCAATGGCACCTTGAGCACGTGGTCGAAAAACTCGCCCTTTCCGGAGATGAACCCCGTAGGCACCTTGCTTTCAGCGCTCCCGAATTCTCGCCAGCATTCTTCGCCACCGTTCTTTTCCCAGTGGCCGCGTTCTTGTTTCGGAATCTCATCGTAGGTTTTATAAAACACGGAGTGATCTGGGATATCACAGATCCGGCGCCATGCTGGATTGCGCTTGCACCACTCGGCGGCATGCTGAGCAGCTTGCTCGGCAGAGTAAAATTCTTTGGTGTTTTGTTCGTTCATCGCTTCGGCCCCGTGTAGATCAGATAGGCCATGTAGAGGATGGGAAGGATCATGACCTTCTCCCGATTTCAGCAGCAGCCTCAACGATTGCGCGGCGCGTCGCGGCGAACGGATCGCGGTGATGGTACATGGTGTGTTCGCCGAACCTCTCGGCATCCACGTAGGTGTAGGGTCCGGTATCTCCGTCGAACGGCTCGACGATATGGATAGCTACACCCAGGCGCTCCATGCGACCCATGACCACCCCCAGGCGCAGCGCATCGCCGTCGTTGATGAGCGGGTTCCAGTGAGCTCGGACGCCGGATTTGCCAACCAGGCGGAAAGGCCACTTCGGATCACTGCAGGTGCACGGTTCGATTTCGACTCGGGCAGACTTGGCCGCGAGGATGAGCAGCGCACGATCCGCAACCACCGTGTCCTGTTTGTTTTCTTCAGGCATGACTTGTCCTTCCGGCCTTGCGGCCGAGTTGAGAAAGTTAAAGGGGGATTACGGGTAGTTCTTGCTGATGCGCTCGGCGATGTCTTCGAGGCGCTCGGCCATGGCCCACATGTCGTTGTTGTCGCGGCGGGAGACGACCGGGGAGCGGTGGACGTTCCGGCCTTCGAGGATCTTGGCGGCCAGCAGGATCAGCCAGGCCTCGGCCTTCCGGCGGATGAAGCGCTTCATGCCTGCACTACCGGATGTGTTGCGTTCCAGCGCTCGAAGGCTTCTTGCGTGGTTGCCGCTTCGATCTTCTCGCCGCAGGTGTAGCAGTGCGCTACACCGCCGGAGGCACCCACATCGCGGTGGCCTTGCTTGCACGGGTTCATATGCCAGTCGGCTTCAGCATCGGTTTCAGGGTCAGGGTATTCCGGCCTCGCTGGCGGATACGCCGGCGCCGCCATTGCCTGGTCAATCGCCGCGCGAAGGTTCTCGCTATAGTTTTCGCCGATGACGCGCTCGAACGGCTGATCCATCCAATGGCCGACGACCTCGATGTTGATGCTGCTGTCGCCAGCATCGCCGTTTGGGCTGCTGCCGAAGCGTACGCCCCAGCAGTTCGATTCCAGTGCATCCAGCCGCGCCTTGTCTAGCTCCAGTTCGTCAATCCGCTGGTCCTGCTCGTTCAGGCGCTGCTGTAGGGCCTCGCGCTCGGCAAGGACGCGGTCGAAGTCGGCGGCCATTACCAGATCGCCGTCCTTGTCTGCCACGTATAGCTGGTCATTCCAGTGAACCCAGTAGCGTTTCACTGTGGTGAGTTTGTTTTCTGTGGGCATGGGGATACCTCGCGGTCTATATTTCGATTCCGCATGAATTGGGTGGGTGGGAAAATGGGCGAAAGAAACCAGCACGGCCTGGGGCGCTATGTACCGCAAGATGTCCGCCGCGAAATACGTAGTCGCTGTGGATTCGGATGCGTAATCTGCGGCATGGCGTACTACGATTACGAGCACTTCGCTCCAGACTTCAAGGATGCCAAGGAGCACAGCCCACAAGGAATGACGCTGCTTTGCATGCAGTGCAATCAGAAGCGAGCGAGAGGAACACTTTCTGCGGAAACTGTTGCTAGGGCGAATAAAAATCCAAAGTGCAAGCAACAGGGTTTCGCTTCGGAATTATTCGACTTTGGCCCTGAACCGATTGAGGTGAAGTTTGCAGGAGTTAGCTTTATCGATTGCAATACTCTGATCCAGGTAGACGGAGTGAATGTTTTGTCTTTTCGCCCTCCCGAGGAGAAAGGCGCCCCGGTATTGCTTTCCGGATTTCTTGCAGATACCACCGGCACAACGACGCTTACCATCACCGACAACGTATGGAATGCCGGCGATAAAAATTGGGATGTCGAGGTGGTTGGCCAAAGAATCACAATACGTCGCGGGCCTGGTGACGTAGCCCTTCAGATTAAGGTTATGCCCCCGCATACCTTAGCAATCGAAACTATCGATATGCAGTTTGAAGGCTGGTTCTTAAAGGGGGATGAGCAGGTTCTGAAAATCTCTCAGGATGGAAAGAATTGGAACTGCCTTTCTACCTGCAGCATGCGGGGTTGCGACATCGGAATTAGCTTGGGGTGATGCCCGTTTTCTATGTTTGCGGGGAGTCCTTTGCCGGGCCATGCCCGGGCAGTTGAGGTGCTACGATGGCGCCTTCCTCAAATTGGGTAGGCCCATGACAAAGCACGATATTTACGATGACTTCCAGGGTTATCAGCTCTGGAACTACATGGAGTGCGAGAAAGACGAGGAAGGCCGAGAGACTTGGCGGATCAACGTCGAAGTGAAGCGGGGCGGGGAAGTGGTGGTGCCGGTTGTCTCTGGTGATCGCACATTCCCCGATCGTGGCCTGGCACAGGTCGCAGGCCGGGAGCTGGGGGCGAAGTTGCTTGCAGGACGATCAGCGTGACAGCTCTTTGGCGCGCTTCTTCGACCAGGCCAGAACGTCGAGCACTACGCTCTTGCTGAACATGCTGCGCTGACGGTAGTAGTCGACCGCATCGCGGCTCACGCTGAAGCAAACCGATTCCTTGAACTTCAGCTTGCGCAGCTCGTCGTGGACATTCTTCTCGATGAATTCATGAGGTGTCATAGCGGCACCCATTCATTTTTGGCGTTGTAGTGTCCGCGCCATTCGCCGAGCTTGAAGGTCAGAGTTCCGGGAGTGCACAGCCAGGCTCTGGCTATCGGTCCGCCGGTGAGTTGGTAGCTCCTTTTCAGGGCCCGCAGAACGCGCCTGCGGACGCGTGGGCGCGACAGATCAATCCGCTTGATGCGTAGGGGGGGGGGAGACATCGATACACCTCCAGGCAGCCTCCGGCATTGCCGGGCTGGCGTGATATGGGTTTGTGGTCTATTCGTTCTTGATCAGCGTGTTGCTGAATCAAGGAGCGGTCATGAGCAAAGCCAGGAAGCTGTCGCAGCGGGAGCTATCAGAAAAGCTCGGCATCAATGAAAGTGACGTGGCTAAATTCGTCGCCGACAACGAGCTAAAGCCAGATGGATCTGGCTATTGGGTTTACTTCGGATTGAATACGCCGCCCGAGTTGCTGAAAAAGCATCGAGCCGATGGCGGCTATCGAGGCGAGGTGGAATAGGTTTTTGTCAGGTCGCCACTGACGACGTGCCCGCGTTTTAGTACGATCCGGGCCAGTTTCTCCCGATCCTTGGCGCTATGGCTGGCTTGGCCAAGTAGCCCGAAGTAGCTGTTGGCGGTCTCTCGCAGATCCTCGGCCGGCGCCGCGGCGGTTCGCTTCAGCGCCTGGGCCACAGATCGTTTGCGGGTTGTTCGACGCCATGGCTTGATGACGTGCCCGACGAAGTCGACGCCGCGGTCGACCGGTTGCAGGATGGTCTTGCTGGGGTTGAGCCTGGCGCCGAGCTTCGGCAGGAACGCATCCACTCGAGCAAGCCACTCGTTCAGCTGCTGCGGCGACTCGTGCAGGAAGACGAAGTCGTCGACGTAGCGGATGTAGTGCTTGGCCTTGAGCTGGTGCTTGGCGAACTGGTCCAGGGCATCCAGGTACACGTTCGCGAAGAATTGAGACGACAGGTTGCCGATTGGCAGGCCCAGGTGCGCAGGCTGCGCGGTCAGGCGCTTGTGCTGCGGCACCCGGTTGAACAAGTGCGCCGGGCTACGGACTTCGTAGTTCTCGCGCGGGTCGTGCATCAGGATCTGCTCGGCGAGTGACCGCCACCAGGGTTCCTTGATCCTTGCGGCCAGCTGCCCGGCCAGCACGCGCTTGTCGATCGAGACGAAGAAGTTGGCCAGGTCGAGCTTGAGATACCAGCACGGCCTCGACCAGTTCTGCGAAGCGCTCCCGATCTTCGATTCAAGGCGCTTTGCGGCGTAGAGCGTGCCGCGCCCTGGGATACAGGCGCAGCTGTCCGCTATGAAACTGCGCTCGATCCGTGCCCCGATGTGGTTGTACAGCAGGTGATGCACGATGCGGTCGCGGAAGTCCGCGGCCCATACCTCTCGGGCCTTGGGCCTGGTCACGACGAAGCAGATGGAGCGGCCTGGCCGGTAGGTTCCGGCTAACAGGTCGTCGTGAAGCTCTACCAGATTCCGCTCCAAGTCCATTTCGAAAGCCAGCGCGCTGTCGCTGTTGCGCTTCGAGCGTCGGCAGTCGTAGTAGGCCTGGACAAGATCGGAGAACGGGTAGGGACCAACGTTCGAATCTGCGGACGGGGCGGACGCGGAGCTCGTTGTTCTTGTCGTTGTTGTTCTGATTGCCATCATCGAAGTTCATGTTGAATGCGTTGTTGGCGGAGCGCTGCGACCTATCCTGCTATCTACGTCACCACGCCGAAGGCAAAGCCGATCAGCCCGGAAACTGCGCGAGACCTACGCGGACGCTTTAGACCGGCGGTATCTCTTGCGCGCATGGCGGTGGCCAAATGGCCAGCGGCAGGACCAGATTCAATTCGCACAGACCTGAAAGCCATAACTCTCAGGTGGCGGGCGCGGTTGGGGTGGAGCGTTTCCAGGCGTTGGCCTGCTTGCCGATTGAGGTGGTGACCTCGATCGCCTTGGCATGCTGCGGCACGCTGATGAAGCGGTTCTCTTTGAAGAGTCGCATCAGGAATTCGATCACCTGGACCTTTTCGACCAGTTCCGTCAGGAAGGGGCGTCGGTCCCGCGTGGCATTGGCCCGGGCAATCAGCATCAGCACGTCGATGCATTCATCGATGACCCGTTTCCCGAGTTGCTGCTTCAGGTCGCGGGGTATGTTGCGGGTCAGGTTCGTGGCCATGTGCAGCAGGCCCATCGCCGCGTTGTAGATCGCAAGTTCCGTATGCATTGCCATGTGGCTTGCTCTCCAAGAGCAACCGGCCGCAAGCGGCCGGATTAAAGGAATGAATTAATCAAGCAACTCACTGCGGACGGGGCGGACGCGGAGCTCGTCGTCCTTGTCGTCGTGGTCCTGACCGCCATCATCGAAGCCCACGCTGAATGCGCTGTCGGCGGCGCGCTGCGTTGACGACCAGTAGGCGCGCGGTTTGAAGGCTGCGGCGCCGCCATCCTGGAAGGCTTCCAGCGTCGTCTGCGCTGGCGAATCATCGGTGTGCAGCAGTCCTACTGGCACGCTGTTCGGGTTGTCGCCACTACGCCCGTATTGCCAGTTCGATTCGGCTGTCGGCTTGAAGTGGCGGTACTGCGGTTCCTGCTGATCGCGCGCTGGGATCGCCCAGTCATCATGCCCACCGATACGCAGAGCCAGGACTTGTTGAGCCAGCTCGCTCCCAGCCGCGGCCATGGCCTCGGTATTGGCGCGACCATTCGTGAAGCTGTCGGCACCCTCGATCTTCACCCCATACTCGCCCCAGGCGCCTACCAGCTCATGCTCGGCACCGGCGGTGATGTTCAGGTAGCGCTTTCCGGTGTCAGGGTCGCGGGTAATGCCAGAGAAGAACCCGCCGCCGTAGGGCTGGCCGATTTCCGGGATGGTCACTGCTGGTGCTGCTTGGGCTGCTGCGGACATGGTCTTTCCTCTTTTCGAAGGCAACAAAAAAGGCGCTGCTGCGCCCTAATCAAAAGCAATTAACGAAGGATCAAATGAAGTATCTGCGGACGGGGCGGACGCGGAGCTCGAGGTCCTTGCCGACGTAGGTCTGATAGCCACCACCGAAGCCCATGCCGAATGCGTAGTAGGCGGAGCGCTGCGACGATGACCAGTACGCACCCTTGGTGATCAGGTCATGCGCCCAGGCCTGGTACAGCTGAGCTGCAGCGGGCAGGTCGAAGTCGGCATGACCGTCAGCGGTATATGCCCGGCAGGCTTCAGCAACTGGATGACCACCGGCGGCGATCAGTGCGTCGGTGTTGGCCTTGCCGTCCCACTTGCTGGTGGCCTTCGACTCCTTCTCGTAGCCGCCCCACCTGAACTCGCCCAGGTCTTTGTCACCGAAGATCAGGTAGTGGGCAGGCACATCGCCGCGCGCGGCCACGAAGCCACCGTTGATTCCGCCCTGGCCAGGCCAGTAGGCGCCGATGGCTGGGATGTCATTTGGTGCGGCAGGTTGAACATTCGCCGCTGGCGGCAGCACCTGGGCGAAGACACTGGCTATGGCGAGCTTCGCCAGGGAAGAGGCCGGCATCTTGATCGATGCATCGCCGTGCTTCAGGGTGATCATTTCTGGTTTCATGCGATTACCTCGGGTAGGCGCCGCCCTCCGTGACCGGTGGTGGCAATTTGGGTTGGGTTGGGGTATTACGGGTGACCGGCATGGAGCCGGGCAAGGAGAGCAACGATATGATGTCGAACAAAGAGTACTTTGACCGGTGCCGAGAATATTCGGACGACCTCGCGGAAAAGCTCGAGGCAGTGCGCAAGCTGTTAAAGGAAGACCCTGAGCTTGAAGCCGAAGGTGCTTATGACAAGTACTGGGATCTGCACAACGCCGCTACCACCGTCTCGATGCAATGGCAGGATTTCTGTACGAACAACAAGCCTTCAGGCTGGTAACTGGGGTTCGAAAATTTCATCATCTGGTTCGCCGGGGTGCTTCGCCAAGTGCAGCAATCCGGCGGCTCTCAACTGTCGTAACACCTTTTCGCTTGGCTCGTAAGGTGTCGTGACATTCCGAAGCATCCAAGCTTGAACTTCGAAGTCGGCATCTATCAGGTTCTTCAGCAGCCGCTGGTGAATGTCCTGCTGGTTGTTGATGCCGTGGGCGGCCATGACCTTCTTCAGGTCGGGTTTGAACACGCCGGCAACCTCAACCGTAAACTTCTCGACGCCCAATGCAGCGTTCTTGGCGGCTTCCTTCTCGCGCTTCCTGCGCTGCTTCTTGGCTTCCGCCGTTAGCTCCGGTTCTTCGGCCATGGCCTACCTCTTCAATTCCACTGGCCGGCAGTGCCAGCCAGGATTGTCGTTTGCGTTGCTGGACGCGGGCTATGCGACGCATGAAGTGCAGCCGCGCTGTGCTTTTGGATAGTCGATCCCGTGTTCGGTCAGGATTCGCTCGAGGGTCTTGTTTGCGATGCCAAGCTTCCCGCACACCTGGCGCCGAGTGATGCCCAGCTCCTTGAACGCCTTGATACGCTCGGCGAGCTTCGCGTCCCTGGCCTTCATTTGCTCAGTTCGATGGGCGTCGTTCGCGCCGCCGCGGACTGGGCGCTTGAACGCCAGGCCGTAGTCCTGAGCGATACTGTAGAGCTGCCGACGGCCGATCCCCAAGGCTTCCACAATCTCAGACTGGGTGTGCGTGGGCGCCATGCCTTTAATCTTCTCGACCAGGTCCATGCGCTTCTGGTGGCGAATGGTCGCCGGAGTGAGTGGCTTTGGCTCAGGCTCAACCCGTCTCCGCACGAACGGCTTCGGCGCTGGCGGCATTTGGTTGCGGTAGGTGATCGGCTTGGGCTTGTAGCCGATAGGCTCGGCCTCTTCGATCTTCCCGCCGGCCGCCAGGTACTGCTCCACCTGGGCGGCCAGTTCGTTGGATGCTGGCCGAAGAGCTTCGACCAGGCTCAAGTGGTTGCTGATCATGCCGCCTTACTCCTCAGCTTTGCCTCGTACTGGTCGACGAGCAGCTTGAACTCCCACAGGTCTTCCTCGAGCTTTTCGATGTAGTCGTCATCGCGCTTGAATTCTTGTAGCCAGAGCTGGCGCCCGACAGGCTTAAGGAGAGGGCAGTACATCCCGATATGCCACCACTTGCGGCCGGTGATCCACATGCAGCCCTGCACCTGGTCGATGACTTCGCTGGCGTCGTTATCGATGTGAAATGCGCGCAGCTTGTCCGGGGCCAGGAAGCACTTGTACTCGCTACCGCCGTCTTCGCCGATGAAGCCGTCCGCGCTGGCGCCGAACACGCCGTCGTCGGTCTTGACCAGGCCGACCTGAGTAACGATCAGGCCTGTCTGAAGCTCGTGCTCCATCCGGGCGTCGGGCTCCATCTCGTGTCCTCGACGCATTTGCCAAGTCTCGAAGCCCCCGTCGAGCGGGGCGCCGCCGATGCGCTCGACGGCAAGCTCGAAGGCGTAGGTGAGGGCGGCATTCGATGGCTCGCCCACCTTTTCGCCATCCAGCGCCCTTTGCACAACTTCGGCCTTCGGCGGAGCTTTGTAGGCCGCCAGGTCACGCGCCTTGGCTTCACTGTGACCGGCCAGGATGGCGTCGACGTATGTGCGCTGCTGCGCGGTAAGCCCGTTCACCTTAGAGCGAGCAGTACTGAACATGCTAGCCGTGATAACGCCAGCCCGGCCTTGAAGCCATTCAGGAGAGCCCTGGGCACAATTGAGGATGATCATTGATGACCTCCAGATTCTGGCGAGTTGTTGATTTGCTGGCCGCGTGTGGTGACCGCAACCTTCAAGGCTTCATAGAGATCTGTCGCCGTCTGCTTATCGGTTGCTTTCAGATCTTGGGAGAACTGCACTCCCGCCTGCCAGATTGCGGTAAGCGCGTCCTTCGATTCGGCGGCATAAGCCTTTGGTATCCATTCATTCAGGAGCTCGCCAAGGCCCTGCGTTTGATCCCCATTCCCGTCGTCATCCTCATTGGTCAGAACGACGTTGAAGATCATCATCGTCAGGTAGCGCCTGGCGTAGCTGTAGGTCGAACCACTGGCGTGAACGCCTGTCTTGTTCACGCTGCCCTTGATGCCGGCCGAGTCAATCGGAAGATCTACGTGGTACTGCTTCGTGTGACCAGCCTCATGCATGCAGTCGCACACCGTACGGATATGCCCAGCCAGTGGACTGTCTCCAGTGCCGAATGACAGTGAGAAGCCGTAACCCGTGTAGACCGGAGATATTTTCCGGTCAATCGACTCAAGCGCGGCATAAGCACTGTTCGTCTGTGCGTTGAGCTTGTCTCGGAATACTGGGCCAATCTCGGCTTGAGCCCTGACCATCGCGGCGTTGAATGCCGCCGCCGCAGTGCGATCCGTATGGCGCTCGTACATCTCCATCATCTTCTGCATCTTGTCCGCGTCGAAGGCGGGATCAGTCGCGGCGCGCTGAATCATGGTCAACATTGCTGTTGACTCGCTGGTGATCGCCAGGGAAGCGATCTGCCGACCATCAAATTTCTCGGCGAGTGCTGTGTTGCTCATGGCGACCTCAGTACTGAATGGAAATGGCGGGGATCTTGCGCAAGGCGATCAGCGTGATGGCCTGCTTGGCGCATTCCTCGGTCATGCCGCCGGCGACGAAAGCCTCCAGGGCGGAACGGTTGATAGTGCGGCGGTGTGCTTCATCGCGCTCGCGGGCCTCTTGCTGGCGCACGATCTCGGCGGCAGCGGCGTCTGCCCGGCGGCGTTCTTCAATGCGCGCCTGTTCGGCAGCCTGCTCAGCGCGCTGCGTGGCCGCCTGGCGTTCTTGCTCGGCGCGCTGTTCGGCGGCAGCCTGATCCGCTTTCGCCTGGGCTGCTGCGCGTTCGGCTTGCTCGGCCTGCAGCTTCAGTTCCAGTTCGCGGCGCTCGGCGGCGGCCTTGGCTTCCTGCTCGCGGAGCAAGGTGGCTTCACGCTCGGCCTGGGCTTTCTGCTCGGCTTCGATGCGGGCTCGCTCGGCGGCTTCCCGGGCGATGCGTTCCTCGCGATCTTTCTGCTCGCGGGCTTCAGCCTCGGCGCGCAGGCGGGCCAGCTCGGCCTGTTCTGCTTCGTACTGTTCACGCTTTTCGAGAGCGGAACGCAGGGCTGCCAAAGTGTCTGCCTTTAATCGAAGTGCCTCGGCTTCGTGATCGCCCAGCCACTCGCCGTCGATCACTATGTTTTCAAAGGCTCCGATGCTGATTCGAAGGTACTCGGAGTCGGCGGCACTGATGATCTGCGGGTCCAAGCGCAGTTCGCCAACCCAGGCTTCGATCTCTCGTTTCTTGGCAGCCTCAGCCTCTTCCCATTCATTCAGCGGCCGGCGGACTTCTTCCTGCCATGCTTCCAGGGTGTCCCGGACGCGCTTGCGCTCGGCGTCGATCTTTTTCGGCACTTCCTTCAGGTCGGCGACCAGCTTCTTGCCGACGTCATCCAGGGCTGTTTTGGAGCGGGCTACTGCATAGGCCATTGATGCGATTGCTTCACGACCCTTTCGAGTGCTGATGTCCGGAGTGAAGCCATCGATCTTGCTGCGGATCTGTTGCAGCCATGGCTCAAGGCCGTTCGGCTTGCTGTAGACGGCGAGGGCGGTTTCTTGAGGCGGCACTACGGCCAGTTCGGTTTGTGCGGACACGGGAGTTCCTTGCCGCGAATCTCGCAGCGCTTGAAGAGGTGGTGGTTACTGGGTGATGCGATCGGCGAGGGCGCCCAGCAGCATCAGGAAGGTGCAGAGGAGAAGGGTGAATGCAGAGCTGCGCCAGAAGCAGTAGCGCTTGGCGCGTTGGTAGGAAGTCATGGCCATGGCCTCAGTTGCTGAAGCACCAACTCATGAAGCGCCTTTCCGTCGCGACTGATGCGTTGCCCGCGAAGCTGCCACTTTTTCGTGCTGGGCCAGCAGTCGATCATTCGCCCGTCGGGAAGTGTCAGCACAACGTGGTAGCCGTTGTTGTGCTTCTTGTGGGCAATGCCAGTTCGGGATAGCCAGCCTTCAAAGCGCTGCATGGCTTCGGCCTTCATGCGCTTTTTATGACCTTCGGGGTTCGGTTCGCTGCCTTCGCCGCCACAATTCCGGCAGCAGCGCGGATAGCCAACATCCTCGCCGATGAACTGGCAGCAGCTCATGCAGTGACTGCCGTCGGCCACGCTGTCTTCATAGAAGTTCACGGCCGAACCCTCACCGCTATCCGGCCACCTTTCATCGTTGGCGCCAGGCGCTGGGGCAGGCTGGCCACGGCACGCTCTCGCGGCAGGCCGATCACTTCGTTGAAGGGGAGGCCGAAGCCCAGCATGACCAGCTTCGCTTCGATTTCGTCGAGCTGTTCATCGATCAGGGACTTAACCGGTGCAGTGCTCATGCTGCCTCCTTGCGCCGCTGACAGGCTTCCATCAGGCGCTTGCAGTAGTGGTTGAACTCGTCAGTGGTGATTGCGCCATCGGTGAACAGGCGAGTGATCAGGCCCTGCACCAGGACGTCGATGTCCGACTGGCTGTTTGGGTCGGCGACCCCGTCCAGGGCCTGGTCGATGAGGATGTGCGGACTCACCAGCCAACCTCCCGCTCCAGGTCATCCTGCTCGGCCTGCAAAGCGACTGCTTTTGCCGCATGCGGGCGAAGCAGCTCAAGGGCTACTTCCTTGCGGGCCGTCTTGGAGCCCAGCAGGTACACCTGCAGGTCAAACATCCTGCCGCCGCTGCCGAAGTTGCCGGCTAGGGCCAGAAGCTCGCCGAATGCGTCAATTTCGTCTTCGCCATCCTTCTGTCGCTGATTGGCCAGGTCCTGGAGTGCTTGCCAGTAGTCGGCCTGGGTGACTTCGCCGCGGTCCGACTTTTTGTAACCCCACTCGATGCGGTACCCGAGCATCAAGCGTTCGGCGTTCGTTTTCAGCCATTCAGCCTCGGCTTCGGCCTGGGCTTCCTCGCTCACAGGAGGCGGCAAGCGTTCGTCATACTCAATCTGTGCTTTGCGTAGTGCGCTCATAGTCGCCTCCAGGGTGGCGTTATTGGACTTGCTGCTGCTGTTGCTTGGCCTTGATGGCGCAGGCGGCGTGCTGAGTGCGCCAGCCACCCGCATGACGCTCAAAGTGTCCTTGGCCGACTTCCACGCGCTGATTGCAGCGATAGCAGGTGCCGGGGTGCTTGTTGCGCATGGCGACCTCCAGTGTTTGGGGTTAGGCGGTGGTCTTGGCGATCACAGCGAGCTGCTTTGCCCAAGCCGAGCAGAAGTCCTCGTAGTCGCTGCTTTCAAGCCACTGCGAATGGACCTGTTCGCAGTCGCCGCCTGGCGAGATACGTTGCAGCCAGTCTTCGAATCCGCGCCGCTCTTCGTTCTCGACGATGGAGAGCAGCGCCTCGAGTAGCTCAGGTGCCGCAGCGATCAACTTGGCGTCGTGAGGCGATACGCAGGCAGTCGTGCAATCAATGGCAGAGGTGTCTTTGTTGAAAATCGGAGTCGGCAGCCCAGCAGCAGAGCGAAACTCAAAACGCTGGATTGCGAAGTTGCTGCCAGAAATATGCTTTGCGACCCATGGCCCTGGCGTGTGCTTCGTTCTCATGACTCTCTCCATTCGTTGGTTCACCTTTATTCGTCAACACTCATGCCTCCCGCTGGTTGCCGATGGGCGCGGGGGAGAGTGCTGACGGATAGAGTCGGGAAGGGCGCCGGTTACGCTGTCCGGCTCCTGCGCGTTGTGGGGCTGAAGCCCAGTCGAACAGGATGTTTGTGATGCAGAAGGCCGGTGCTGATCTCCGGGAATAGCGGTCATCGCTTACGCTGCTCAGCGGCAGCGGCTGTTAGCTCAACCATCCGCATCGGGGTGTAATCTGCGCGGGGAGCTACCCCTGTCTCTACCCTGTGCCGCTTTCTGTACGGCGTGCTCAGTGGCTGGCCTGATTACAAGTCAGGGGCCTGGCTTCGATGCAGATCACACCCCGATGCGCTCTCATAGAGAGGATCGGGCCGCATGTGCGGGCACTGATCGCGGCGTGAGCCAATTCCTGAAAGCTGGCCATGCTTCGCCGGCAGTTAACGACAGGCTGTCGTGGCGCTGGTTGTTCAAAGGTCGATAACGATCGGGTCAGCCAGCGCTTCCTGCTTGGCATCTTCGCTATCAAGGAAGCGGATCAGCCACGGCATGAGCGTCTGGATGGTGCCATCAGCCATTTCGACGATGGCGACGCTGAAATTGCCAGGGCCACTCTCGAACTCCTCGTACTCAACGCCCCAGCCGTGAAACTTGCCTTCTGCCGCGTCTTGTATCCCTGTCCGGCGCCCACGATCGTCGTGTAGGGCCTTCATGGTCATAACTGGTCGCATCGTCTTGCCCTCCAGGGCGGTTGATTTCCCGTCTGGCCCTGTCGCCAAGGCCAGCCAGTGAAATCGTCATGCGATCTGCTTGAGAATTACCCGGCTGAAGGCGTCGGGGTTCATGTACACCTTCAACGTCATCTGCCGGCGGCATTTGATGTAGTCGCGCAGCGCAAGATCGGCCAAGTCCGCCGGATCAGCTTCGAGCGCTGCAATGGCTTCATCGACACCGCCGAACCAATTCGCGAGCCGCCGGGCACATGCCGCTGCAGCTTCGTTAACCACTTCATCGCTTGCTTCAAATACTGAACTGCTCATGGTCATGCTCCGGTTGTTTTCCCAATGCACCCGGTCGCCCAGGTGCATCAGTGAAAAATTCCGTGTTGCTCGCGCTTCCTACCGGGTCATTCGCCAGTTCGGTCAACACCTCGTCCGCCGTCGCAGTTCTGCGCGTTGGTAGCCTTTCGGGGCTATCGGATCGCTGGTCGCCAGTAGTGGCAGCGCGATTTTGGTCACCTGACTTTCTCTCGCCCCACAGGTGATAGCCGGGGCTGACCTCCCAGCGTGAGCCGGGTAATCGTGTATGGCGCGGGTTGTTAAAGAGCGGCGGGTCTCTTGAGGCCCTGTCCAAGTGCAAGTGGACTTGCATTTATAAAAGCATGCTTGTGCTTGTAATGCAAGCAAACTTGTGATCATTTTTAATACTGTATGTATGTACAGATATTCATGAGGCGCAGTATGAGTAAGCAGAAGAAGAGCCAGGGGCCGCAGGAGCGGCCGGAGCTAACTGGCCTGGAGCGGTTAGGGCTCAGGGTTTCAGCAATGATTGGTTCGCCGGTGGCGCAGATTCAGCGGTGGGTGACAATCCACCGCCTGGACACGGACGGCGATCAGGAGTGGGAGGCCGTCCTCGAATTGCTCGCCGAAACAGATGGCATCGACATGACCTTCAACGATGACGGCACGGTTACGTTGAAATGGGATAGGCCGAGTGATGAGGATCGGGTGATCGAAGGAGGGGAGTTGGAGGAGGTGGATGAACCACCACCTTTTTAGCCAGGGCACAAAAAAGCCCGCTCAGTGGCGGGCTACGGATCAGGCGGGGAGGGCGGAAACAAAAAGCCCGGCGCTGGGCCGGGCGTATATTCAGAGGACACTTACAAGATATTTAAGCTCTTTTTTGTAGCGCTCTGCTGATGAGTTTACTTGAAGGCGTTTTTTCTCAACGTTGTGGAAGCTACCAACTTTCAGTTTGTCGATAGGTATGCTTTTTGCGCCACTGATCCGGCCGGTCGACATAAAGTCGTCCGTGATTACGATTGAGTCAGCGACATCGTCAAAATCGAAAAGGTTTGGATATTTTTCGGCGATGGAGAGCGCGCGTTCAATATACATTCGAGAGGCGCTGTCCGGAGTATTACGTTTCTGGCTTTTAGCGCCTGCCATCGTGATAACAATAGCCGCTACCTTTGGAGCTGGAATTCCACCGGCCCGCTCATTCCAAATCACGAAGTCTTTAGTGCTATTGGACAGCATGTCGAGAGTTAGATTTAGTGAGTCAATGGAGTGCTCGTCAACACGAACTGGGATAACAACGGCATCGGCGGCACACCAAGCCAAGTGGGTTCCCCCAGCATAAAATGGACTTGTGTCCATAACAATTTTAGTCAGTTTTTTATCTTTTGCTTCTTTTGCAAGCAGCTTCTTGAGGATCTCAAGCAAGTTCTTGATGGCGGTCTTATTGTTTTGCGCGTTGGCAATTTGAAGCTGTTGATAAAGAGTCGAGGGGAATGCGAACAACTCTGCATCACCAGGAATAAAATAAGATGTCTTGCCCCCCTTGAAAGACTCGCAGTAACTACTTGTGCGATAGGAGATGTCATCAGGAACATCGCCGAAGGCCGCACCGAGTAAAGCTGGTTGCAATGCATCCAAGAGGGTTACATCAATTTCATAACCCTTCATAAGGTTTTCAGTTAGGTTGCGTTGCGCGCAAAGGTCAGCAATAAGCACACTGTGCTTACGGGACATTTCATAGGCCAAATTGAACGAGAGCGTGGATTTACCAACTCCGCCTCGCAAAGTGGTAACTGCATAGGATTTGTACCTTAGGTCGCCCTCCCTTACATAGCCTTCCTCTACGACCTTTGCATGATTCTCAAGAATTCGATCAATACCGTCAGCCATCCAGCCATCCCCCATCAAATGAGACTTGAAACTAGCATGCAGGATGTGCAGGAGCAACAAAAAAGCGCAGGTTTTGAAAAAAAGTGCAGGAGCTGTGATTTTTTGCAGGTGTTAGAAAATGATGCAGGAGTTGGAAAAAGGTGCAGGAGTTGTAAGTTTGTGCAGAGGAGGAGGAGGAGGAGGAGGAGGAGGGGGGAGTAGTGCCGCCATTGCTCGGGGCAATTCCTCCCACCTTAGATCCACTGGCCTTGTAGGATTCTATAAATTCCTGCCGCGTCAGCCCTCTCAGTGGAGAGTCACGACCCTACGACTTTCTCCAATCCTGATCCGATCCAGTGCTCGATTTAGCGCGTCCAGGGCATCGAGGAGGGCCTTGGCCTCAGCTTCTCGCCCATCACCCCAAAGCCGCTCAGCCATTTTGTTGAGGGCCTGGATGGATCGCTCGATATCAGCAGCAGTAGCTGCCTTGATATCCGCCGGCTGTTTCTTTGTCATTTAGAGTCAAAGCTTCCGAGCATTCCAGACTAGCAGTACCTTGGCATGGATGATCAGATCGCCAATAGGGACGACTCGGTCCTTGTGCTTCGGGTTGTCCGAGATCATTTCGAAATGCTCGGCGTCGTGCACCTGTAGGCGCTTAATGTACAGCAGGTCATGCCAGGTGATGACGTACACGCCATCACCAGCAAACTCATTGATGCCTCGATCAACGATGACAGGGTCCTTGTCGTTGATCGTGCCCTCCATGCTCTGGCCCCAGCCAGTAATCATCGCGAGGCTCGCCGCGGTCGAGTACTGGATGCCTTTATCGCGCAGAACATCCTCGCTTATCACAACGTTCCTGATCGCTTCGGAGTAGTCGGCCGGCACCTGGCCATGGCCCATGGCGCCGCGGATGTCGTATTGCGGGATGGAGATATCGCCTGGCTGCAGGCGACGGCCTGAAAAGTCGGCAGAGATAACGTTTCCGGCTTGGCCGCTTGCTGAGCCATCTGCGACAGCGTCAACGATCTTCTGGCGAGCTTCTTCAGGTAAACCTTTTCCGTGCTTTTCCAGCATCTTCTGGACTAGATCGGCTGCACTGGAATTACCCGCTGAATCCTCAGCTGCTGTCGTCGATCCCTTCCTTCTTGGCGGCTCACCTTTGCCAGACAAAAGCCAGTCGACAGTAGTGTCGTAGCCCTCAGAAATCGCTACCAAGTTCTCGTTTTTGATGTTCTCGGTATCGCCAGCGAACCACTGACGCACAGCCTCGTAGCTGATGCCGCACGTGGTTGCGATATCGCGCTTAACGTTGCGCACGCCAATGGTTGGCTTGCGGGCCATTACCAGCTTGGTGATTCGTTCAGTGGTTTTCATGGCTGCAATCTACAAGAGTGCTTGTCAAGCATGCTTGTTTTGCAAACACAAGCATGCTTGAATATGAGTAAGAGCAAAGGAGGTCGGTATGACCAAGTCGCAAGCAATCAAGCATTTCGGCTCCATCTCCGCGCTGGCCAAGGCCCTCAACGTTACCTACGAGGCAGTGCGTCAGTGGGAGGTGGTGCCCGAGCTGCGCCAATACCAGATCGAGCGAATCACTCAGGGCGCCTTGAAAGCCAGCCAGCACGACGCTGCTGCGTAAGTCGTACCGCCCGCTTGATTAACGTTTTTCCATTTCTGAAGCCAGGAGCAAGAAGCATGTACATGGATCCCAACCAAAAGCGCGCCATCCCGGTGAAGGTTCGTTTCGAACCGGTGCTTGACCGGATTCTGCGCAAGGCCGCCACGAAGACTCGCATGCAGCACGCGACCTACCTGTACGAAATCATCGAGTGGGCGGTAGCCAACGGTGTGATCGAGGAGCTGATGCAGGACAAACAAGAAGATATCGCGGGCTGAAGGGCCTATGGAGGCCCAAATGACCGTAGAGCTCGAAAGGCTGCCGCCAAAGACGCGGGAGCGGGTTGAGGGGTTGATGAGCGCGAACGGCTGGAACTTCAGCCGCGCCATCAACGAAGTGATGGAAAACGCCATTGCCTGTGGCGCGCTTTCCGAAGTTGGAAGGAAGAAGGCCAAGGTCCTTCAACTGGTGACCCCAATGAGGGCCTCTGGCAGGGACTCTTAAGGGTAACCCGGAGGGCCTCTGCCGAACTCCAGGCACAAAAAAGCCGGGATTGCGCCCCGGCTAATTCGATACCACCTGATGGGGACAATTATGCATACCCACACTGATTCAAGCAATACACCGACCAATGTCGCGACACGTTTTGCTAGTTCTGAAAACGTGTCGCGGACCATGTCGTCTCGCGAAATCGCCGACCTGGTCGGATCTCGCCATGACAAAGTCAAGCAGTCAATTGAGCGCCTGGCTGCCCGCGTCGACAGCAACGGAAAGCCGGTAATTGCTCTTCCCCCAATGGGGGAATACCTCGACAGCCTCGGCCGAAAGGCTTCTGAGTACTTGATCTGCAAGCGCGACAGCTTCGTCGTTGTCGCCCAGCTCAGCCCAGAGTTTACTGCGGCGCTCGTCGACCGATGGCAGGAGTTGGAGGCAAAGGCGGCCAAGCCTGTGTCCATGCCGTCCTATGCGGAAGCGCTGAGGCTGTATGCCGACCAGATCGAACAGACAGCAGTCCTGCGCATCGAGAACCACCAGCAAGCCGCCAAAATCCACTCCATGGAGAACCTGTTCAAGGAAGGGATGACCCACACCCAGTTCTGTAAGGGGCTCAATGGGGTCAACGTCATGCAGGTGGGCAAGTACCTGGAGAGCCGTAACTGGCTCTACAACGAGAGTAAATCCGGCCTGCGCCTGCGCGTGGCGTCCTACGCTCGCGACAAGTACATGACCGAGCACCAGCACGAAGTCACCCCGCACGGTCGCGAGGCCTTCATCTCCTTCACTCCGGTCCTGCTCAGAAAGGGCGCCGTGCGCCTGTATGACCTGTACCTGGCCGGCGAGCTGCCCATGAAGAAGACCTGGGACGGCTTGCACACTCACGACAAGGCTATGCGGGGTGCCGCATGAAGACCTATCCACTGGAAATCGAATCCGTCGGCAGCGACATCTACATCGCCATGAGTCGCGGGCATCACGACCCCGACCTTTTCATGGTTGAGGCTGTGAAAGAGTGCCCTGGCTGGTTCTTGGGAGGTCCAGTTCATAAGTGGGTCAAGTCGGTTCCCGATCGCTCGGGCGAGTTCAGCATGCGCTATGTGTTCGTTGAGCCCGGCACAAGAGGCGCCTGGCCCGCCACTTATTGCCATGAGTACGGCGAAGGCTATGAGCGCTACAACGCGGCACAGAAAGCTCAGGAGGCCCAATGATGGCCAGATCCAGAAACATCAAGCCAGGGTTCTTCTCGAACGAGCATCTGGCAGAGGTGGATTTTGCCACCCGTTTACTCTTCATCGGTATGTGGACTGAGGCGGACCGGGAAGGGCGTCTCGAAGATCGTCCACGCCGCCTGAAAATGGCCCTGTTTCCAGCTGACAATGTCGACATCGAAAAGATGCTGGCCGACCTGGAGCATTTGGGGTTCATCACCCGGTACACCGTTGGATCATTCAAGGCGATCCAGATCGTGAACTGGTCGAAACACCAGAACCCTCACGTCAAGGAAGCCAAGAGCATCATCCCGGAAATGCCCGTCGCAGAGCCTTGCCCGGTAAAGACTGGTGCAAGCATGGTGCAAGCACCAGACGAGCCCGGTTCTTTCCCTGCTGATTCCCTCTCTCTTGATTCCGGATTCCTGATTCCTGATTCCCTTCCTCCGTCGCCAGCTCCGGCGATGGTCGAGAACCTTTTCCCAAAGTTCTGGAAGCTCTATCCGCGGAAGGTTGGGAAGGACAAGGCGGAGAAGGCTTGGGCGAAGCTGAAGGTCACCATGGCTCTGTACGACACGATGGCGGCAGCGCTGGCCAAGCAGGTGCTGACACCGGAGTGGACGAAGGATAAGGGCCAGTTCATCCCGCACCCATCAACCTGGCTGAACGGTAAGCGCTGGGAAGATGAGATCCCTGACTACGCCAGCAACGTCCACCCATTCCCGTCCCGTCGCTCCTCGAGCGAGCCAGACTTCGACGACCAGACCTGGGCTGACGATCTTGGGAGCGCGCTATGAGCAACAAGCCAAAGCCGCCAAGAAGCGCAGCGCAGCTCATGAAGGCTGCGGGTGCAAACGAGGACCTTCCGGGCGCCATGGCTGGCTACAAGCCGCCACCTATGCCGGTCATGCCCAAGACTTTGCCGCCGGGCACGGTCGACGTCGTCAACGCTCTGTTCAAGGAGCTGCAGGCCATCTTCCCAGCTTGGAAGCAAGCCTGGCCAACTGATGCCGCGCTGAGCACCGCCAAGCGCAGCTGGATCAAGGCCTTCATCGTTGCCGAGATCAATACCCTGGAGCAGATCCGCTTCGGCATTGAGCGCTGCCGTTCGCTGGGCACCGACTTCGCGCCGAGCGTTGGCAAGTTCATCAAGCTGTGCCAGCCAACGCCGGAAATGCTGGGAATCCCAAGCCATGAAAAAGCGTTCCGTGAGGCGCTGGTGAACGCCCACCCAAGCCGGTTTGGCGATCGCGCCTGGTCTCACCCGGCCGTGCGCCACGCCGCACTGCAGTGCGAGATGCACAACCTGGGCGACCTGATCCCCGAGAAGGCAAGCAAGGTATTCGACCGGGCCTACGACATCACCATTCGCATGCTGATGCAGGGCAAATCGCTGGAAGACATCGCCATCGGCATCGGCCACGACAGCCAGAAAACCGAACTGCAGCTGGCCGAGGAGTATGCCGATCAGCGCCAGGCCCGGCTGCTGGAAATTCAGGCCATCCCATGCAGCGGCGCAGCAGCACGAGCGCAGCTCTTGGCTCGATTGAACATCAAGCGCGAATTGCAGCGCGGCAAGGAGAGCTTTTGATTATGGGCCAGTACGGATACCTATTTGCCGCGGCATTCATCCTGGTGGTGCTCTTCCCGGCGTGCATCGCCATGTACTTCAGGAGCAAGCCATGAATCACACTGAACTGAAGCGACTGGCTGAGGCTGCACCAGAAGGGCCATGGTTCGGGCCTGAATACGCCCCTGGTACGAGCTACGTGTTTGACGTGGATCTGGGCTCTCTGCTGCATTACGAGAGCATCGATACAGAGCAGGACGCATGTCTTCGCTACGTCGCCGCCGCCAACCCCGCCGCAGTCCTGGCCCTGATCGCTGAGATCGAGACGCTCAAGGCTGGCTTCAAAAACTTCCACCGCAGCCTCTGCGAGCGCTTCGGTTACTACCACGACGATATCGATTGGCAGCGTGACCAGGCATCGCTGGAAGAGCACATCGCCACCCAGTTCAACCACGTCAGTGCGGAGAACAGTTCGCTGCGCAGCCAGATGGAGACTGTGCAGCGTGGTGCCGGCCAGCTCAAGGCCGAGAACGAGGCGCTGCGCAAGGAGCGCGACAAGCTGGCCGAGGACAATCAAGGCTTGCTCGAAGACTTCGCGGGGTGCCTATGACTGACAAGATCTCCGTCAACTGCCAGGCCAAGCTCTCCGAAGCCATCACCTGCCTGACCACCATGTTCCGGGAGAAGAAGTTCGTCGTGGTTTCCCTCCGTCCGGGGAAGGACCGCACGCTCGACCAGAACGCCCTGTGGTTCGCCATGTACAAGCGCATTTCCGAAATGACCCAGATCGGCGATGCAGGAGATGCGCGCCGGTACTGCAAGCTGCACTTCGGCGTGCAGATCCTGCTGAATGAGGATGCCGGGTTTCAGGCGGAGTGGTACCGGGTCATGCGTCATCTTCCCTACGAGACGAAGCTGAGCATGATGGGCGGCTGCAAGCTGTTTGGCCCTGATGGTTTCCCGGTTACCAGCCTGTTCAATCGCGCCCAGGGCATCCAGTACACCGATCGCATGGCTGCGTACTTCACCGGCCATGGCGTGGTGTTCAGTGACCTGCTGAGCCAGGAGGCGGCATGAAGCGCACCCCACTGCAACGCAAAACCCCGCTCAAGTCAGGTGGACCCCGCCGTAAGCGCTGTCCTTCATGCCGCGTGATGTTCGTGCCTGCCCGCACCTCGCAAGCCGTGTGCGGGGAGATCGAGTGCGCCATCGCTTACGGGAAGTCCGAAAAGGGGCAGGCGCGCGCCAAGAAAGCCTTAGCGGATGTAGGTCGCCGCGAGATCAAGGACCGCAAGGATAAGCTGAAGAGCAGGACGGAATACGCCAAAGAGGCCCAGGCGGTCATAAACCGCTACGTCCGGCTGCGTGACGCGCATCTCGGCTGTATCAGCTGCGACAAGCCGGCCTCATGGGGTGGTCAATGGCATTGCTCTCACTTTCGTAGCGTCGGCGCCGCAGCACACCTCCGCTTCAACCTCTGGAACATGAACAAGTCCTGCTCCCAGTGCAATGCGCACTTGAGCGGAAACATCATGGTTTACCGGCCCCGACTGGTCGAGAAGATCGGTGCGGAGAAGGTGGAGTGGTTGGAGTGCAATCAGGAACTGGTTCGTCATGAAATCCCTTACCTCAAGCGCTTGAAGGCGGTTTTCGCCAAGAAGTGTCGTCGCCTGGAGGCGCGAATCCAATGCAATGCAGCGTAGAGAATTGCGGCCGTGCCGCCATGTACAAGACCGCCCAGCTTTGCCAGATGCACTACTTCCGGGTGATGCGGAACGGGACAACCGACAAGCTTCCCACAAGTCGCCAGCAGCGGATTATCACACCGAATGGGTATGTCCGTGTGTACGAGCCAGGTCATCCGCTCGCTGACAAAGGCGGATATGTCTTCGAGCATCGTCACGTCATGTGGGCCGAAGTAGGTCCTGGCGGCAGGGATTGCGAGTTGTGCGGGAAGCATGAGACCTGGCTCACCTGTCACGTCGATCACATAGACGAAAACCGCCAGAACAATGCGCGCTCCAATCTGAGGATTCTCTGTCGCGGATGCAATGTGAAGCGTGGCTTCAGGCCTGAGTCCCATGAGTTCCGCAGTAGCGTTGGGCTGATCGAATTTGAAGGGCGGCGTGATACGGCGACGGCATGGGCTCGCGACCCGCGTATCAACGTTAGCGGCAGCACTATTCGTCTTCGAAAGGCGGCGGGAATGACTGATGCGGAGGCGCTGTTTTCCGACAAGGTCACGCACAACGGCCGGAGGAAGGCGCCGGCGCCACGCAAAACCAATCACAAGCACGAGCGGAGCAACGCGGTCGCCATAACCATTGAAGGCCTGACCATGTCCGCAGCTGAGTGGGCAAGGGTGGAAGGTACTGTCGTCACTGAAAACACCATCATCAGCAGGGTTCGATCCGGATGGGACCCTATTGAGGCGCTTATAACGCCAGGCCGTAAAAGGCCTTATAGCGACGAAGCCATCAAGGCCGAGTACAAAGCCAAGATCAAGGAACTGAAGGGGGAAGCAGCATGATTTATCCAGGCGTTCTGAACGCAGTTGTTTCGGCCCTTGCTGCCGAAGCCATCGACAACACCAGCAAGCAGGCATGGCAGAAGCTGTACAACTCTGCCGACGAAGAGGAGGGCGGCGATCTGGCGACACTGGTCCGCTCCCGCGGCGCCGACACCATCGATCGCACCCAAGTGGACTGCTGGGTATCTGCCCGGCTGCACAGTGCGCTCGAGCAGAAGCACTGGGATGCCCTGGTGGCGAAGTACAGCACCCACAAGGCGCGCAAGGTGCAGGCGCTTTCTGCACTTCAGGCCCTCATTAGCACCCCGGCGCCTAAGCTGTTCCTGTACAAGGCGATCACCGCCTGGGCCATACCGCAGTTGAAGGGCGCGCGGCCGAAGGTGGCAACCTCCGTTTCGGTCGAGATCCCGCTCGACGCTCCGGAATGGCGCCGCGAATCCATGGTTAAGGCGGCGGTTGCAGCCGGCCAGGCCAAGGCGAAGAAGGACGAATCCCGCTCCGCTGACATGATCGTGCTGAAGGACAGCTTCTACGACATGAACACCTGGGATAACGACGGCACTCCGGAGTCGACTCGGCGCCGGTGGCGACTGGATATCGGTCGGGCTGCTGACGATCTCGTCAACGATGCCCTGGCACATGCCGCAGACATTCTGGAGGCGGAAGGCTTGCTGATTGAAAGGGCTGCGTGATTGCCTGTTGACATCAGTGAGCGGATGAGCGAAATTAATCCCATCCTGTCATTCCTGCGTGTGTAGGACTGACAAACGAAACCCGGCCACCGCACCGGGTTTTTTATTGCTCCGATTTCACCTGTAGCCAGGGCAGCCCTCGGGAAGACCTGGACGTCGATAGCCGGATAGTGCGACGTACGGAATCAACACCGGCAGCCCGTGCACCCTGACCTCACATGCTTTCAGGGTGGCGCGAGGTCTTCGCGGCGAGACCGATGCAGTAGGGTGTCGGCGTTGTGATGGTCACGGCGGACGGCGGGAGAGACCGCGCACCTATTCAAGGCCTCAGCATTCGCTGGGGCCTTTTTGTTTTGGGCTATGCCCGGGCCAACGCAGGCCCTTTTTAATCCCCATGGAGACACCCAATGGCAGAACCAACGAGCACTGCCGCCAGCGTGCTGCTGGTCAAGTACGGCGTGGTCATGGCTGCATTCATTGGCTCGATACTGTCCCTCGGCTTTCTGAAGGACCTGACTCGGGGCCAGGCGGCCGCGGCTGTGGCTACTGGCTTCTTTTTCTCGGTGTACCTGACCCAGCCTGTTACTGCCTGGCTCGCTACAAAGCTGAGCCTTGTGGTGGATGACAACCTCCTGTGTGGGGTGGCGTTCGTGCTGGGCCTGACCGCGATGAACATCATCCCGGCCATCAAGAAGGTCATCGGGTCGTTCCCTGCGACGCGAGGTGCCTGACATGAACAGCGTCCTGGTATCGGCACTGAGTGTGACTGATGCGGTTCTGTGCATCCTGGTCGCCCTGGCAGCCTGTGATTACCTGCGCCGGGTTCGCCCGATCGACCAACCTCTACTGAGCATCGCCTTCTACATGGTGGCCATCGGCGCGTTCGGTTCGTTCGTGACGGCCATGCAAGGTCAATGGGTTAACCCCTTAGGCGTAATGCTGCACGGCGGGGTGGTGGCGTATGCCTGGGCTCGCCGCGGGCACGTGTTCGACGTGAAGGGGTAGAGCGGTGGAGTACCTGATCGGCAACAACCAGTACTCGGCCAGCTACCAGGACCTACGCGAGGAACATGCCCGATTCACGGGGATGACCGACAAGCGCTTCCTGAAGGAGCTTCCCGCGGCCCTGCACTTCGCAGTATTCGTGTGCTGGTTCAAGGAGCTGCCGTCGAGCGTTGTACTGTCGGATGAGGGGATCGTCCACCAGATGGCCCACCTGATCCATTTGAGGGGCGAGCCGCTGGTGATGGCCAGGCTTGGCGAGATCCGCGAGTTGTTCAGCAAGCAGCTGAATCTTGCACCATAGGGAGCAACACTAGGGGGCGAACAATGAAGATCAAGATGCACCATGGCGGCCTTGCTCAATCCATGTCGACGGTCGCAGAGATCGAGCCGACCATGGATGCGGTGGCCGAGTATCTAGCTGCGCAGGGGCTGCCTAGGCATGAGGTTTCGCCTGCGCAGATTACAGTTACTTCCTATGGATACGACGCCCGCATCGACTGGGATGCCCACCTGGTGAAGGTCGTAGGCATGGGCGTGATTGCTGTAACCAGCGGCCCGGTAGAAAACCAGGAGTAGGTCGCGACACGTTTCGCGAATCATCAAATTGTGTCGCGACCTTGCGACGAGGAGATCACCATGGACAACCAGCACAAGAAGATCGCCGGCTATCGCGACCTGACCCAGTCCGAAATCGACGGCATGAACTCGATCAAGGCTCTGGAGGCTGACGCCGGCGAGCTGTTCAAGCAGATTGGCCAGATTGAAGGCGTCGACCCGCGGCTGTTGGCGTTGGCCAAGACCAACCTGCAGCAGGGCTTCATGTGGTTCGTGCGCTCGATCGCCAAACCCGCTGATCCATTCAGCTGATGGGCGACGTAACGCGCCTGCGCCACGCGCTCCCGCTGAGCCAGGACATCAGCAAGGCCCTAACAGAACTGGATAACGCGATCGCCAAGGCGGTAGATGCTGCCAAGGCTGCTGGCCTGCCACAGGGCCTGATCGTCGCCGAGCTGCATGGGCATGCCCACGCACAAACCCACATCATGGTGAGCTGAGTGACCGCAGACATCCACGACATCGCCGATCAGCGCCCGCACCTGATGGTGGTAGCCAGTGACGGTGCCCACGTCATCCCGTGTGCGCTGGTTCAGTCAGTGATCGACGGCGATAAGCCCTCAGCCATCCTGACTGAGCCAGTAGTGCGCCGGATCATTGAAGAGTGGTTCCAGAAGGTGACTGCATGACTGCGAAACTCGTTGAGTTCAAGCGTGAGGGCTGGCGGGATGCTGCCAAGACCCTGCGCAAGATCGCGGATGACCTCGATGCCGGTGTGCATCCGGAATGTACTGTCGGCGCGTTGACCCTCATGGGGCCGAAAGGCGAGGTGACGGTATTCGGGCTGGGCCCTAAGTGCGACGACCTGCAGTGCTTGGGTGCCATGCGTCTGGGTGAGCAGAAGCTGATTGATGTACTGCTCGATGGCGGAGAAGGGTAGGTGTGCCGCAGGTGAGTGCGGCACGGCTAAGGTTAAGGCCTGGCGGCCAGGCATGCGAGAGTTGCCGGTTCGCCATAGCATTCTGGTCCGATCGCGTACCCGAGGACGGCTGCGGCCAGTGCGTACCATATAAGACGGTTCATGGTTACTCCTGATTTCATTGTGGAAGCAGTAGTTGGCCATGGGGAAAGATACTTCGGGGTGTCAATTGGCCCCCTGTACAGGGGCACGATCATGAGTCAGCGCCCCTTACCGCCATCCGATCTGCTCGATCATCCTTTCCTGGCACTGTCGCCAGCACCCGAGGCATGGGAGTGGATCCAGCAGGAGATCCTGGCTGCGACAGGCAGCATTCATAACGAAGACCACGCCCACCTACTGGATGCAGACATCCGGGTCATGTGGGCATCGTCACATTTCGAGAAGCAGGGCCGTACAGTCTTGGGCCAGGCCGAGCAGGTAACGTTCCGCGCCGGTGGTTGGCAGAAAGCCCGGATGGAGCAACAGATGCGTGATTGGTTCGGCGAGGTGCCGGCCTTCATCATCACCCTGGCCGCTGACTACTGCGCCCAATGCAGCGATGAAGAGTTCTGCGCCCTGGTGGAGCACGAGCTTTACCACCTGGCCCACGCCAAAGACAAATACGGTCAACCAGCCTTCACCAAGGAAGGCGCACCCAAGATCGAGATGCGTGGCCACGATGTCGAGGAGTTCGTCGGCGTGGTTCGTCGCTATGGTGCGAGCCCTGACGTCCAGGCGCTGGTGGACGCTGCAAACAAGCCCGCTGAGGTGGGGAAATTGAACATATCGAGGGCCTGCGGAACCTGTCTGCTCAAGTCGGCCTGATCCTTGACAGGACCTTGACGGAATAAACCCATATGGCAGCCCTGAAAGATGAGGTGAAGCGCTTCATTGTGCAGGCGTTGGCCTGCTTTGATACGCCCACGCAGGTAGTGCAGGCGGTCAAGGAAACATTCGGGCTCGATGTAACTCGCCAGCAGTGCGAGCTGTACGACCCCACGAAGTACGCCGGTCGTGATCTTGGAGTGAAGTGGCGGACGGTCTTCGAAGACACCCGCAAGCGTTTTCGCGAGGACACGGCCGAGATCCCGATCGCCAATCGAGCATTCAGGCTGCGTGGCCTGGGCAGGATGGCCGAGAAGGCCGAGAACATGCGCAACCTGGCCTTGACCGCTCAGCTTTACGAGCAGGCAGCCAAGGAGTGCGGCGACGTCTACGTGAATCGCCGCCTCGAACCCGAAAAGCCCCTGGGCTCCCAGGCGGACCAGCAGCACGCCGTTGCTGAGTACACCCTGGAGCCAGATGAAAATGTCCCCGCTACCCCGTACCTTTGACCCGCCGGTGAAGTTGACGCCGAAGCAGGCAAACATTTACTGCTGGGGCTTCCAGCCTGAAGCGCGCTTTCGCGATGCGGTGTGTGGTCGCCGGTTCGGCAAGACGTTCCTGGGCAAGGCAGAGATGCGCCGCGCGGCTCGTCTGGCTGCTGAGTGGGGTGTAAGCGTCGAGGACGAGATCTGGTATGCGGCCCCGACCCAGAAACAGGCACGCCGGGTGTTCTGGCGCCGGCTGAAGCAGGCCATCCCGCGAGAGTGGCGTGAGTGCAAGCCTAATGAGTCGGACATGCTGATCACGCTCAAGAGCGGGCACCTGATCCGCTGTGTAGGTCTGGAGAACTACGACGACCTGCGCGGCTCCGGCCTGTTCTTCGTGCTGGTGGACGAATGGGCGGACTGCAAGTGGGCGGCCTGGGAGGAGGTCCTGCGACCGATGCTGTCGACGTGTGAGTACGTCGTTCCAGGTATCGGCAAGTGCAAGGGTGGCCACGCGCTGCGCATCGGCACCCCAAAGGGCTTCAACCACTGCTTCGACACCTACCGAGACGGCCAGCACGGCGGCGAGCCTGACCACAAGAGCTGGCTATACACCTCGCTGCAGGGTGGCAACGTCCCGGCCGAGGAGCTGGATGCCGCGCGTCGCAAGATGGACCCGCGTACGTTCCGGCAGGAGTACGAGGCCAGCTTCGAGAACTATGCCGGCGTCGTCTACTACACCTTCAGCCGCAGCGAGAGCCGTACCAGCGACCGCATCAAGCCTGGCGAGGCCCTGCACATAGGCATGGACTTCAACGTCATGAAGATGGCGGCGGTGGTCTACGTCGTTCGCGAGGGGCTTCCGCTTGCCCTGGACGAGTTCCATTCGGTGCGTGACACGCCAGAGATGATCGAGAAGATCAAGGCGCGCTTCCCTGGCCACGGCGTTGCGGTTTATCCGGATGCGAGCGGTCAGAACACCAGCAGCAAGAACGCTAGTGAATCGGACCTGTCCCTGCTGCGGAAGGCCGGATTCACTGTGATCGTGGACAGCCACAACCCGAGCGTCAAAGACCGGGTGAACTCGGTCAACGCCATGCTCCTGAACACCTACGGCGAGCGCCGATTGAAGGTCAACATTGACCAGTGTCCGCAGCTGACCCTCTGTCTCGAGCGGCAGACCTATGACAAGCATGGCGATCCCGACAAGGACCCGAAAAAGGGCCACGACCACATGAACGACGCCGCCGGCTACTTCATCGCCAAGCGATTCCCAATCAACGTCGACCTGTCCGCAACCCAACCACTGAGAATGTAACCATGAGCGATAACCCAGGTATCACCCTGCCAGCTGTCGACGCCATGCGCGCCTACTGGGCCGTGATAACTCCGCTCATGGGCGGCACGATGGCTATGCGCTCGGCAGGAAAGACCTTGCTGCCTCAGTACCCTGCGGAGGATGACGACTCATACAAAGAGCGGCTTCGCCTTTCCACGCTGCTTCCGGCCTATTCGGAGACGGTCGGCAACATGACCTCTCGGGTTTTTGCCGAGCCGCTGCAGGTCGGTGACGATGTGCCTGAGGCCATCCAGGTGATGACAAAGGACATCGACTTCGCCGGCAATGACCTCAACTCTTGGTCGGTGGAGTTCTTCCGGGAAGGCCTGAGCCATGGTCTGTGCCATGCATTTGTTGATCATCCTCCCGCCAAGGGTGTCCGCACCCAGGCAGAGGAGCAGGCAGCCGGTGTGCGGCCCTACGTCGTCCTGGTGAAGCCAGGGCAGGTTCTGGGCTGGCGCTCCAAGGGCGGCGTGCTCACCATGATCCGCTACATCGAAGTTATCGAGGAGGAGGATGGCGACTTCGGCGCTAAGTGCGTCGAGCAGGTCCGCGTGCTGGAGCCAGGTAAATGGCGGACCTACCGTCGCGCCGAGAAGGGTGGCGAATGGGTGCTGCATGAGGAGGGCACCAACAGCCTGACCAGCGTCCCCTGGGTGACGTTCTACACCGGGCGGACTGGCTTCATGACTGCCAAGCCGCCGCTACTGGAACTGGCTCACCTCAACGTCAAGCACTGGCAGAGCCAGAGCGACCAGGACAACATCCTTCATGTCATCCGCGTTCCGATCCTGGTGCGTATCGGCGTGCAGGCCACCTTCGACAACCAAGGGCGACCCGTTCCGTCAGAGTTTAAGGTTGGGACTGGATCGCTGACTGACCTGCCGAAGGATGGTGATCTTAAGTATGTAGAGCACACGGGTGCCGCGGTAAAGGCTGGCCGTGAAGCTCTGCAAGACCTGCTCGGCGAGATGCGCATGGCCGGGGCCAAGCTGCTGACACCCGAAAAGACTGCCACCAAGACCGCCACGCAAGCGGAGGAGGAGGCAGCACAAGAGCTTTCCCCGCTGGCGCGCATGGCGAACCACTTCGGCGACTGTCTGGCACAGCTGCTGCAATACATGGCCGACTATCGCGGCCTCGGCGATGGTGGGGCGGTGGAAATGCGCGGCAACTTCGACGTGGACTACATGCCGGAAGTGTCACTTCCGACCCTGGTGGCCATGGCGAGCGCTGGCATGATCTCCAAGGAGACGCTGTTCACCGAGATGCAGCGCCGCGGCGTGATCAGCGACGAATATGACTGGGGCGAAGAGCTGGCGAAAATCGAAGCCCAGGGCCCCGCGCTCGGGACGCTGTGATGAAGACCGCCAATGAGAAGCTGCTGGACAAGCTGATCGGGCACGAGGTTGACCTGTCATACCTGAGCAATGCCCAGGTCGTAGCAATCATCAAGATCCTGAACAGCAAGGACGCCGACCTGCGTGCTGCGTTGATCGAGGCGATCGACAGTCTTGGCACCAACCTGTCTGCGCCTTCGGTGGATGTTGCTCTGTCCGCTGTCCTGCGCCTGAATCAGTCCACTTTCGTGGAGATCCGCCAAGCGCTGGATCAGGCCACGGACGGCTTGATCGGCTACGAGATCGCCTTCCAGCAAGGCGCTCTGCAGGCTGTTATCCCTGCCGTAGTGCAGGAGGCTTTACCGATCGCTGCCGCGCAGTTCAGCCAGGTTAAGGCGCTCGCACAGGCCAGGCCGTTCCAGGGGCGCTTGCTCAGGGAGTGGATGGCCGGCATCGAGGTGAACCGCGCTGCCGCCGTTCGCGATGCCGTCCGCGCCGGCGTGGTTGAGGGGCGCACGACTGCTGAAATCGTCCGCAACATCATGGGTACCCGGGCGGAGAGGTACGCCGACGGAATCCTGCAGAAGTCGCGCCGGGAGATCGAGGCCGTTGTCCGGTCTGCCATTTCGAGCACCGCAGAGGCTGCAAGCGACAAGGCCTTCGAGGCGAACAGTGACATCATCAGCCACGTTGAGTGGATGAGCACCTTGGATACGCGCACCTCGACCACCTGCCGCATCAGGGATCGGCTGCCCTATACGCTTGGGACCTACTTGCCGATCGGGCACAAGATCCCCTGGTTGGCTGGCCCTGGGCGAATCCACTGGTGCTGTCGTTCGACCAAGCTGCCGATCCTCAAGAGCGCATCGAAGCTTGGCTTCAGTGATGGTGCCACACGCGCCTCCATGGACGGCCAAGTGCCGCAGTCAACGACCTACGCCCAATGGCTTGGACGGCAGTCGGCGGCGCGCCAGGACGAGATCCTAGGCCCTGAACGCGGGAAGCTGCTGCGACAGGACAAGCTCAAGCTGGATGACTTCTACAACGACAAGGGCAAGTTCTTGACGCTCGAGGAGCTGAGGGAGCGCATGTAAATATCCGCGACACGAAATGCCGAAATTCGATTTTGTGTCGCAACCCAAGCCTCGCCAAGTGCGGGGCTTTTTTCTGCCTGCGGTTCGGATGGACGGGGCGCGACAGGGCCGGATGGCTCATTAACTGGCCGGATGGCCCAGAGAGACGAAATGAAACTGAAGACTGTTGAAGTGGATGGCAAGCAATACGCTGAGATCCAGGATGGCAAGCCCGTGTATGTCGAAGACGACGGCAAAGAAGTCGCCTTTGATGCCGTGGGCACTCGCAGCACTATCACTCGCCTGAACGCTGAGGCCAAGTCTCATCGCGAGCGCGCCGATGGCCTCGAGAAGGTCGCCAAGGCCTTCGAGGGTATCGAGGACCCCGCTGCAGCCAAGAAAGCCTTGGAAACCGTCGCCAACCTCGACGCAAAGAAGCTGGTGGATGCTGGCGAGATCGAGAAGGTGAAGGGCGAGATCAGCAAGGCCTTCCAAAGTCAGCTGGACGAAGCCAACGGCAAGGCGCAGACCTTCGAGCAGCAGTTGTATGCCGAGAAGATCGGCGGCAGCTTCGCCCGCTCCCAGTTCATCGCCGAGAAGCTGGCGGTTCCGGCCGACATGGTCCAGGCCACCTTCGGCAACAGCTTCAAGATCGAGGAAGGCAAGGTCGTCGCCTATGACGCCCAGGGTCAGAAGATCTTCAGCCGTTCCCGCCCAGGCGAGCTGGCCGACTTCAACGAAGCGCTGGAAACCCTCGTCACTCAATACCCCCATCGCGACCACATCCTGAAGAGTTCCGGCGCCAATGGCGGCGGGGCTCAGCACGGCGGTGGTGGCAACACCCAAACCCACAAGAAGCTCTCCGACTGCAAGACCGACGCCGAACGTGTGGCGTGGGCACAGTCGCAGGCTTGATCGATCACTGAGAGGCCCATATGCCATTCGATCTTCAGGTATTCAACAAACAGACCTATGCTGCCATGACCGAGGTCGTGGATCAGCAGGTCAACGCCTTCAACGAGGCATCCGGTGGCACTCTGGTGCTGACCGCCGGCCAGAACCAGGGCGATTTCTCCATGGAGGCGTCGTTCAAGCAGATCGCCGGCCTGGTGCGTCGCCGCAACGCCTATGGCACCGGTACCGTCGCAGCCAAGCGCCTGGAACACCTGCTCAATGTGTCGGTGAAGGTTGCCGCCGGCACCCCACCGATTGAATTCGAGAAGCAGCAGTACACCTGGATTCTCCAGAACCCGGAGCTGGCCGCAATCAAGATCGGCGAGCAATTGGCTGTGGCCCAGGTGCAGGACCAGCTGAATGCTGGTATCCGGGCCTTGGTTGCCGCCACCTCCGGCAACGCCGCGGTGGTGCACGATGGTTCGGCCGCGGCGCCGACCTTTCGAGTGCTGAACAAGGGCTCAGGTAAGTTCGGTGATCGTGCCGGAGCATTGCGGGCCTGGGTGCTGCACTCAACCACGCTGCACTCGTTGTACGACAACGCCCTGACCAACGCCGAGCAACTGTTCAGCTTCGGTACCGTGAACGTCATGCGCGATGCGTTCGGTCGCCTGTTCGTAGTCACCGACTCCGACGCCCTGGTGAATGCCGGTGAAACTCCGACCTACAACACCCTGGGCCTGGTCGAGGGGGCTGGCATTGTGCAGCCGAACGGCGATTTCCACGCAGTGCTACAGGACACCGTGGGCGGCGAAAATATCAAGACCACCTACCAGGCTGAGTGGACCTACAACGTTGGCCTGAAGGGTTACGCCTGGGATACCGCTGCTGGCGGCAAGTCTCCAACCGACGCGGCCATCGGCACCCCCGCCAACTGGGACAAGGTGGCCACCTCGAACAAGGACACCGCCGGCGTCCTGATCAAGACACTCTAACCCTAATAGGCGCCGGGCTCGCTCGGCGCCTCCGAGGTGATCATGAGCAAGAAAAAGATTCTGTGGTTCGTTCCGGGCGCTACCACCCCGGAGCTGAAGGAGTTGGCCAAGTCCAAAGGCCTGACCATCCGAAACCCGCTAGCCTACAGCGAGGGTGCTGGCCTAGAGGAATGCGATGCAGTCACCGGTATGGTGCCGCAAGCCTACGCGGACAATTGCGAGGTGATCGCCGAGCCGGAGGGCTGTTCCTGGCAGTCGGTTTCGGCGCGCCAAGATGGCTCGGGCGCGGAAGAGGGCTCCGGCAAGGTCAAAGCGCCGGGTATCGATGACCTGCGCGCAGCATTGACCGCCAAGAACATCACGTTCGACCCCAAAGCCAAGAAGCCCGATCTGCAAAAGCTGCTCGACGAGGTTAACGCCGCCGAAGAGCTGAAAGCCAAGCTGAAGGACGCGCTGACCGAAAAGGGCATTCAGTTCGAGCCTGAAGCCAGCCTGGAAGACCTGCAGAAACTGCTGGGTGCCGAGTAATGACTACCTACATCAGCATCGAGCAGGTGGACGCACTGCTGGGCTCGACCTGGGCACCGAGCGACAAGAAACCGCGCGCGGTACTGATGGCTAACACCTGGCTAACCAATCTCGGCCTGCCTGAGTTTGATCCGGTCCCGGACGATGTCGTCCAGGCAGGCGCGGAGGTGGCCAGGGAGGCGGCGGCCGGCAATCTCTACGGCGCCAAGGAAACCGGTGTGCTGAGCAAGTCGGTTGACGCCGACGGCGTGTCCAGCAGCAAGACCTATGCCGAGTCATCTCGCACCATCAGCGCCGGCGAGTCGTTCGCCTTGGCACTGCTGGCGCATTACCTGAACAGCAGTGGCCAGGCCAAAGTCGTGAGGTGCTGAAATGGGCCTTCGAGATGAGCTACAGGCCGACCTGGCCGAGGCATTCAATACGGACCTGGCCGATGCCGTGCTGTCCTTCACAGGCGAGTACATGGGCCCGGGTGTGTATGACCCGGTTACCGAGGAAACCACGGCTCAGCCTGTTACCTACTCGGGGCGAGGCGTGTTGTCACGTTATGAAGATCGCCGCATCGACAACGTGAACATTCTGGTCGGCGACCTGCGCCTCACTGCGCTGGCCAACGAGGTCTCGGATGTCCCGGATATTGGGCACACGATTACTGCGCCGGACCTGACCGACCGCACCAGGCAGGTGGCGTACCAGGTCAAGACCGTCATGGTCGACCCGGCGTCAGCGATCTACCGAGTTCAGCTGAGGAAAGCTTGATGGCGAAAGGATGGAGTACATCGCCGACGTTATTTGCCGATCAGGTCGAGCGGGATATGGCTCAGCGTGTTCGAGTGATTGCTATGGCGATGCTCAACGAAATCGTGCTTCGGTCACCGGTCGACACTGGGCGTTTCCGCGGCAATAACATCGTGAGTATTGGGTCTCCTGTTTACGCCAACACCACCGAAGTCGATGCGAGTGGTGGCGAGACCATCAACCGCGGGCTGTCCGCGATGAGTGGTCTACAACCATTCACGGTGGTTTATATCCAGAACAATCTCCCATACGCCGAACGGCTTGAAGACGGTTGGTCCGATCAGGCGCCTGGCGGGATATACGAGCTCGCCTTCATCAGTGTATCCGAGGCCTACAAATGACCTTCGAGCAAATCCGCGCCCTGATCACCGGCCGCATGGTGGACTTCACCGGCATTGACCAGGCGCGGATCGATTACCCAAATCAAAAGGAAGTGTTCACGACGCCCGCGACCGGCCTGTGGTGTCGCCTGAACATCCAGCACGCCACGGCGTTCATGGCCGGGATGGCGGACCGCCCGCACACCCGTAAGCCCGGGCAGATCAGCATTCAGTGCTTCGCTCGGGTGCGCACCGGCATCAAGGCCATCAACGAACTGGCCGACGCGCTCGAGGCGCACTTCGCCTACTGGCAGTCCGGCGACCTTGAATGCATGGAGGCAAGCCAAGTGGTGGCCGGTGAGTTCGAGGACTTCTACCAGATCAACGTCAACATCCGGTTCCGCGCCGGCTGAGAGAGCGACATGAGCGAAATCACGAAAGAACTACACCGCAGCCTTATCCGCGCCGCGAAAGGGGCGCTTGCCGCATGGGAACGCTGGCTGGCTGCAAAGGAGAAGGGCGATGCTGGTCAGAATTGACGGCAAGCTGGTAGAGCGCGAGCACTATGTTGAGTGCTTGGAGACGTCAGGTCCTTCCGGCTTCGGCTACGGCCTGCCACGACAAGAACCTGAGTTGTTCGAAGGCGAAGAGATTGCCTGGATGTTGGGTGACGCGATTCCGACAATCATCCGCACATTCGACCCCGCATAAATACACCCAAATTCACCGGGCACGCTGATCAGACCCGCCGCAAGGCCTCTCTGCTCATCACGCCTCCCCGGATCAATTGATCTAAGGAGGCTCCGATGAGTTCGGGCGCACAAGTTGTATCTCACATCATCGCAGAGGTTACGCCTGGCGTTACCCCTGCCGGCACCTGGGACACCCTACGGCTGACCGGCAACGCGCTGACTCCAACCGTCAACACCCAGGTCAGCGACGAAATCACCGACAGTCGACTCAGCCAGGGTTCGGTGGCCACCAGCATCGATATCGGCGGCGACCTGACGGCTGAATTCTCGTTCGGCTCGTTCGACCAGCTACTGGAGGCTGCGTTTTACGGCAACTGGACCGGAAACGTGCTGAGTGTCGGTGACACCCGCCATACCTTCAGCGTCGCCAAGGGGTACAACGACGTAGATGTCTATGGCGTGTTCAGGGGCGCCCATGTATCGACGTTTGCGCTGGATATCCCCTCTGACGGCAAGATCACCGCCACCTTTAATATGGCGTGCCTGGACTACACCGACGGCGACACGCCCATCGTTGTTTCGCCGAATGCGCCGACCACCACGCCGTTCCTGTCGAACAACAACGTCGGCACTATCCTGGTGGATGGCCAGTCGCTGGAGGGCGTAGCCTGCGTTTCGGCCATGACCGTGAGCCTGGACAACAGCCTGCAAACTCAGCGTTGCCTGGGTTCGGAGCGGCTTGGCCCTGGCGCACATATCGCCACAGAGGCGGCGATCACCGGCAGCATCACGCTGGCCTGGTCGAAGCGGGCGTGGGAGATCTGGAAGAACACCTTCACCCGCGCACCGATCGGCGTCGTCTTCCCGATCACTGACAGCCTGGGCAACAAGTACACCTTTAACTTCCCGGCAGTGGAAGTGGACGGCGAGCTGCCGAATGGCGGCAAGCGCGACCTGATCGAGGTGACCCTGAACTACACCGTGACCAAGGTTAGCCCGACCATCACCAGGGACGCGGCACCGATCGTCGTGACTGGCGTTACCGTTACCCCGGCAACAGCCTCTATCGCAGTAGCGGCTACTCGCCAGATGGCTGCCACTGTCGCCCCGACCGGCGCAAGTCAGGCTGTGACCTGGTCAAGCGGCACGCCTGGCGTGGCAACGGTCAACTCGGCCGGCCTGGTCACCGGCGTGTCGGCCGGCACTTCGGTCATCACCGCCACCAGCGTGGCAGACGGCACAAAGGCCGGCACCGCGACTATCACCGTCACCGCGTAAACCCGAACCACTCTTTGGCCGCCCCGGCAGTAACGCCACCCGGGGTGGCCTTTTTTATTGGCGTGGCGTTGAGGAATCACCATGGCTTTGCAACTGGGCAAAAAGAAATCGACGGTCACCGGCGAGCGCTGGGCGAACTTCGACAAAGACACCAAAGTCCTGCTGGCGGGCATCGACAATGCCGAGTACCAGGTGGCGCTGGAGCGCATGCGCCGCCGAATTCAGCGCAACGACGCGCGGTTTGAAGAGGGCCAGGTCGGCGTGGTTGTCGGCGAAAAGACCGAGCACCAGAACCACGTCATGCTGCTGAGCCATTTCATCGTGAAAGACTGGGATGGCGTGCTGGATGCCGAGGGCAATCCGCTCAAGTACAGCCCGGCCATCGCCGCCGAGCTCCTGGAGACGAACATCGAGTTCTTCGTCTTCGTGCTGCGCGAAGGCGCGGCCGCTGCCAATGACTCAGCAGAAGAGCGAGCCGAGACGGTGGGAAAGCCGTCTCCCGCTTCGAGTGGGAGCAAGAGTGGGGCGGTGAAAGCGAAAAGCGGCGGGCGGTCTACGCGCGCCTGAAATTGGCGGCGCCGGATGAGCCAGAGAATGACCCGATCACGGCCTACCTGCTGAACCTGTTTCGCAACGTCTGCCGTGGGCGTCGGTACATCACCAGCATGGCTGGTGCATTCCCACTGCCACTGTCGGCGCGGGAGATCTCGGACTGGTTGGAGTCGCATCCCTCACCGCTGCCGCGCGATGAGATCGACGAGGCGATGTTCGCGCTGGATGCGGTGTGTTTGGCAGCGGATCAGGAGTGACGTCTTAACATAAAGTTAGGGTTTTGCGGCCCTCTAATAGAGTGTCACTCCTTTGGGTATTTCTTGCGGGGCTTGGGGCCTTTTGCTGCTTCGCTTGAGCCCAGAGGACCATCTTTCAAAGCGCTCATCACCGTAAGCATGGCTTCCATAACAGCCTCATTCAGATCCTTCTTGGTGACAGGCCGTTCTTGATCCAGTGACGCCAGCAGCTTTTCTTTCGAGATGCCGCGCGTGACGGGCAACGGCTCGGTAACTGGGTGGTAGAAAGGGTGCTCGGGATTCAAACGATCCCTGTCACTGATTCCCATTTCATCAGTATCGCCGACGCTGCGCTCAAGCCGAGCAACGATTTCAGCGGTAAGAGAGCGCCGGTTCCGCTTGGCGAGCGCTTCAAGCTCATCCTTTAGGGATGCGGGCATACGGAAATTGACCTGAAGGTCTATACGGCTCATTTGTTCGGCGCCTATCACTGAAAGTAAAACGAGTAAAAGGATGAAGCACTTTGCTATAGACGGCAATAAAGCAAAGTGCTTTAATAAAAACAAAGCAAAGTGCTATACGCAGGGAGTGGTGTTATGAGCAGAAAAGACCCGCAGTTCAATCTCAGGCTTCCGGAGGAAATAAAGGAATGGGTGGAGCAAAACGCGAAAGAAAATTGCCGCTCGCAAACAGCCGAGATCGTGTTCTGGCTGACGACAGCCAAGAAAAGGCAGGAGCAGGCAGCTGCCTGAAAAAGAAAAGCCCCGGCGTGCAGGCCAGGGCTTCGGGTAACGAGATCAACTACCAGGAAGAAATCGTCATGTCGAATAATAGCACAGCAGTATCCAATGTCATCCCGTTCCGTTCGGCCAAGCTGTTGTTGGTCGAAAAGGGCGGACAGCCATTCGTTCCAATGAAGCCAGTAGTCGAAGGAATGGGTTTGGATTGGAAAACCCAGTTTCGTAAATTGCAGGCGGGTCGATTCAATTCAGTTATGGTCATGATGACCACAACTGGCGCGGACGGCAAAAGCTATGAGATGTCGTGCCTTCCTCTGCGCAAGCTCGCCGGGTGGCTGATGTCGATTCATTCGAGCAAGGTTCGAGAAGAGCTGCGTGATGTGGTGATCGCGTTCCAGAACGAATGCGATGATGTCCTGTGGGCTCACTGGAACAAATCTCATGCGCCAGCCGAGTTGATGCTGCCAGCGAATTACACGTTGATCGGTACGACAATCGGTTCTGATGGTTTCCACTGCCTGTCTGCGGTTATCGATGGAAAGATCAGTCGACTCGACAAGCGCGCCAAACAAAGCGCCCGCATGCACATCTGGTCGCAGGTGCACAAAGCGTTCAGCGTGGTATCGGCGCAGGACATTCCGGCAGAGCAACTTGATGCGGCGCGGAACTTCGTTGCTGCATATTCGCTTGATGGACAGTACCTGCCAAAGCAGGCGGACACGCAATTCAACGTCAATCGGAATGGCCGGTATCTGCTCAGCTTCAACCACAAGGGCGAACAGCAGATCACTCAGGTTCCGGATGACGCTTATGTGCTTTCTCAGGACGACTTTCTGAAGGGGATTGCGCACACCCCGGGTGACATTCCAATCACCACGGACGGCTTGTTTGAATTCGCAATCGCGGCGATGAACAACCTGCGACTGCGATCGCAGGCTAAAAGTCGAGTCGCATAAAGCAACTTAACCCATCCCCCGCACCTGCGGGGTTTTGGTGCTTCCTGCGGATGGTGGTAGATTGCTGGCATCTACAGGGAGATTGATGATGACTGATAGTTCTAGTCCAGTGGGTGCTTTCGTACTGCTAATCGTAGTATTCGCAGCCTATTTCCTGCCGACCTTCATTTCCGCGAAGCGCAATCATCCAAATGGTACGGGCATTTTCCTGCTCAATTTCTTTTTGGGCTGGACATTCATTGGATGGCTTGCAGCTCTGATTTGGTCGGTTTCAGCTTTCAATAAGCCAGTCGTCGCAACATTCAAAAATGAAACCGCATCAGATCTGCGGTACAGCCAATTACAGGCGCTGGCGGCGCTTAAAGAAAAAGGAATCTTGACAGAAGCAGAGTTTGAAGCCGAGAAGGCCAAGCTTCTACAGTCCTAATTCGATACCTCCAATAACCCGCTTCGGCGGGTTTTTTTATGCTCGGAGAAAAGTTATGGCTCAAACCTCGCGTCTCGTTTTGGAGATTGATAGCCGGGATGCAGAGCAGAAGGCGGCCGATACCCGGCGCGCGCTTGAGGCGCTGGAAACTGCTGGGATCCGTGTTAAGCCTGCGATGGATAAGGCCGGCAAGGGAATGGATGGCGCAGGGAAGAGCGCCGAGAAGTCTGCCAAGTCCTTCTCCACGGAGAGAGAGGAGATTGAAGCACTGCTGGGTCGAATTGATCCGCTCAGCAAGAAGCTGGGAGATTTGGACCGGCAAGAGCAGGAGCTTGCTCGACATCGCAAGGCAGGAACTATCGATCTGGATACGTTCAACGAATACCAATCGAAGATCAACAACACCAGAAACGATTTGTCCAGGTTCAATGACTCGTTAACGCGCACTGGAAACACGGCAAAGCAAACTGCGGCAGCGCTGCGTGGCGTGCCAGCCCAGTTTACTGATATTGCTGTTTCTCTCCAGGGCGGTCAGGCGCCGCTGACTGTCTTTTTGCAGCAAGGGGGCCAGCTCAAAGATATGTTTGGCGGCATAGCCCCGGCGGCGAAGGCTCTTGGGGGATACATAGTTGGGCTGATAAACCCATTCACAGTTCTTGCAACATCAGCGGTTGCTTTGGGCGCGGTGTTTTACGATGCGGAAAAGCAGATCAGTGCTTTCAACAAGGCTCTTTTCTCTGGGTCGGCAAGTTCTGGTCAAACGGCATCAACCCTTGCGGTTATTGCAAAAAATGCTGCAGCACTTACCGGTGACATCTCTGAAGCGAACGATGCTGTTATTGCTCTTGCTGGCAGTAGTCGGCTCAGTCAGGTCCAGTTTGTAAACCTAGCAGAAGCAGCTGCAGCAATCGGAGCATTTTCTGGAAAGAGTGCTGGGGAGGTGGCCAAATCACTGGGGGATATGGGTGACAGTGCTACCAAGGCGGCAGAAAAAATAAGCGCCCAATATGGTCTTCTCACGGCCGCGCAGTACGAAGCCATCACCGCCCTGGATCAGCAAGGTCGTAAGCAGGAGGCGCTTGATAGCCTAAGCGCAGCGCTCAACGAGAACGCTCAAAAAAGGCTCAAGCAGTATAAAGAATCGCTTTCTGAAATTGAGCGCCAATGGGATGCGATCGGAACCTCGATAAGCCAGGCCTACAACAGCCTTAAAGGTGAGCTATTTCCTGACCTGAACAAGCAAATCGAGATTGTTGAACGAATTTTACAGGCAAGAAAGGACGGCGGTGTAACCGGTGCAATATCTGGAGCTTTTGGTTTCGGGGACAACTCTACATCCTCCCTCGAGGCTCAACTCAAAGTATTGCAGCAGCGTCGGGACATAGCTGCCTCAACTGCTAAGGCAGAAGGGGAGGCAATCGCCAAGGAGCAGGCTCGGATCGAGGCCGATAGCAAATGGAATTCCTTGGCTAAGAAAGAGCTTGGTGATCAGGCCAAACTGGCAAAGGACATTGCGGACGCAAGGAGGCTCGGCGTAGAGGCTGGAAAATCCCAAGTCGAGATCGACAAGGTCGTGGCTGATATCCAGGCCAAGTTCGACAAAAGTCAGGCCAAACCCAAGGCCTATACCGAAAACGCCGGCATGAAGGCGCTCGACCAGGCCCGCCAGCAATATGCGGTTCTACAGCAGCAGAACGCCCTCATCGGCGTACAGAAGGGGGAGGTCGACAAGCTCGGGGCCTCTGGCCAGGCCCTGGTGAAGTGGGAGCAGGAGCTTGCCGATATCAAGGGCAAGCAGACCCTGACGGCCGATCAGAAGTCTTTGTTGGCCAATCAGGAACTGATCACTGCCCAGTTGAAGAAAAACGCGGCGCTCGAGAAGGAAAACGTGCTGCGGAAGATCGCGACCGACGAGACGCAAAAGCTCGCCGCATTCCAGACCAACCTTGCAAGCCAGTTGGCGAAGGCCCAAACCGGGCTGGACAACAATCTGGCCGGAATGGGCATGGGGGATCAGCAGCGTCAGCGCTTGCAGGAACAGCTCAATATCCAGCAGCAGTACCAGTCTCAACTGGACGCACTGGAGCAGCAGCACAACGAGGGACGGATCAGCGACAACCTTTACAGCCAGGAGACCGAGGCCCTGCGTTCGGCGCTGCAAACCCGCCTCGCGATGCAGCAGCAATATTACTCGGACGTAGAAAAAGCCCAATCGGACTGGTCGCTCGGCGCCTCTTCAGCGTTTCAGACCTACTCCGAGCAGGCCCGCGACGTAGCCGGCCAAACCCGCACCCTTTTCACCAACGCCTTCAGCAACATGGAAGACGGCATCGTCCAGTTCGTGAAGACCGGCAAGCTGTCCTTCAAGGACTTGGCTGACGGGATTGTCGCGGACCTGGTGCGTATCCAGGTGCGAAAGGCTGCGGTCGGGATTTTCAGCAGCATTGCAGGCTCCGGCATTGGCGGCTTGTTCTCCTCCGGCGGCTACACCGGCGACGGCGGCAAGTACGAGCCGAAGGGTGTTGTGCACGGCGGCGAGTTCGTTGTCCGCAAGGAGGTGGTGAGCCAGCCCGGCGCACGGGAGTTCCTCGAGCGCATGAACTCGAACTCCAAGGGCTATGCGGATGGTGGTTATGTCGGGCCTGCATCTGCCGTCGCAACCACAAACGTCGTCCAAAGCCCGTCACCAAGCGCCCAGGCGCCAATCATCCAGCAACAGTTCAGCTTCCAGGGCACGCCAGACGAAGCGACCGTGAATATGGTCAGGGAAGCGGCGCAGCAGGGGGCCAAGGGCGGCTATGAACTGGTCGTCCGCGACCTAAAAATGAACGGAACCATCCGCCAGCTGATCGCGCGGCGCTAAGCCTTAAGGAGTACCGCATGGCTCTTACGTGGCCTGCTTCGCTGCGCCCGTCAGAAATGACCTGGGGCATCGTCAACAACAGCAGGGCGTTCACTTCGACGCTCTCGAATGCCCAGCAGATCATCGGTTACCCGGGCGCCTACTGGCAGTGCACGCTGACCTTCGGCTTGTTGACCAGAGGGCAGGAGCGCGAGCTTTCTGCCTTCCTTGGGCGCCTGGACGGGATGTTTGGCACCTTCAACCTGCCGGCTTTCACCCGTACCCGGACCGACAATGTGGGGGCGCTGGTGGTGGTCACCGGCAATGCTCAGGCGCGCAGCATGCTGATCGCCGGGGCGACGCCGAGCACATCGATTTTCGCCGCGGGCGACTACATCACCGTGGCGGGCGAGATGTTCGAGGTCACTGACCCTGTTTCGTCGAATGCCCAGGGGCAGGCCACGCTCCCGCTCAACAAGCGGATTCGCAAGGCGCTGACGGCCGGCGCCGCCATTGAATACCGAAACCCCTACTCGGAGATGCGCATGACCTCGGATACCTGGTCTATGTCGGTTCGGCCGGTGGTGGCCAACGGTAGCTATCAATTCAGGGAGGCCTTCTGATGCCCTCAGCATTCCCGTTCAGCCAGAACGTGGTGAACATCATCGCCACCGGCAAGTTCATGCCTGTGTATGCCGTGCAGCTCGACTTCGTCGACGGCATGGTCTTCGCGCACACCGGTACCGGCCAGCTGGTGATTGATGGCATCACCTACGAAGGTGTTGGCAATTTCGGCCAGGTCAGCCAGTCGCAGGAGAGTGACAACTCAAACTCGCCGATGTCGGTCGAGCTTTCCCTCAGTGGCCTGGATGCCTACATCGTCGCCGAAACCAACGTGCGCGGCTGCCGCGGGCGATCGGCGAAGGTCATGTTCGTGGTGTTCGATGAGGCCGGCAACTACGCGGCCGACATCCTGTTTTCAGGACGCATGGACGCTGCCAAGTTCTCCTACGCCGGCAATGGCCAGGACGGCAACAGCATCACCGTGCCGGTGATCGACCGCATGGCCGAGTGGAGCCGCACCGGAACCGAGCGCTTTACCGACGAGAACCACCGGGCCCGCCACCAGGATGACCGGTTCTTCTACGCCATTGCCCAGATGTCCGAGTGGCCCATTTACTGGGGCTCGAAGAAGGACGCTCCGACATTCAATTACGGAAGTTAGCCATGCGCCATCGAGATTGGACCACGCGTTTAAACGACGTGATCAAGGCCGCCCAAGGGCGGCCTTTTTCATGGGGCGAATTTGACTGCTGCCTGTTCGCTGCTGACTGCACTGCGGCGGTGTGCGGGGTTGATCCGGCCGAGCAGTACCGCGGCAAGTACAAGACCGAGACCGGCGCCAAGCGACAGCTGAAGAAGCAGCACGGCAGCCTTGAGGCGGCCTGGGATGCGTGTTTCGCCAGGGTAGCCCTGACCTTCATCCAGCGCGGCGACGTGGTTCTGTACGACGCCCCGGGCGGCCGGAGCATGGCCGTGTTCTGGGCAGGTGATTACTGGTCGACGACCGAAGACGGCGTTTGCCGCATTGAGTGCGAGCCTCTGGCCGCGTGGAGGGTTGAATGAGCGGCGGCGTCAAGAAACTCGCCCAGGTAGTCGTTGGTGCTGTAATCGGTGGCATTCAAGGCGGCCCATGGGGGGCTGTCGCCGGCGCGGCGCTGGCCTTCTACGCGGCGGAGCAACAGGAGAAGCTGAATACCAAGTCGCCGCTACGCGACAACGAGCCCTCAGCACAGACCGTGCGTTCGTCCAAGGCGCCCGTGCGCTTCATCCTCGGCCGTGTGGCCACCGGGGGCGTGCTGGTGTGGGCCCAGGAGCAGGCCGGCGGGCAGACCGAGGGAGAATGGTTGCACCTGGTCTACGTGTTGAGCGAGGGCGCCGTCGATGCTGTGGAAAACATCTACCTGGGAGAGGAGGAGATCGGTTCATTCGGCGAGTTCGCCAGCTACGAACTGATCGTCAATCCAACCCAGGTGAACGCCTTCCTGAAGGCGAACTGCCCGGATTGGAAGGACAGCCAGATCGGCCGAGGCCTTTCGTTCGTCCGCGTGTCGCTGAAGTACAGCGCAGAGAAGTTTCCCTCCGGCATCCCCGACACCCGTTTCGTGGTCCGCGGCCGCAACGATATCTACGATCCGCGCACCGGCAACACCGGTTACAGCGCCAATACGGCGCTGCACATGCTGTGGTACCTGCGCAGCCGCTGTGGCGTGCCTGACGATGAGATCGTGTTCGAGACTTTCGCCAGTGCGGCCAACGTCTGCGACGAGACCGTCACCAATGCCGACGGCTCGGTCAGCCAGCGCTACCGGACGGCCTGCGTCATCGGCGCCGACGAGCAGCGCACCGGCGTACTGCAGAAGTTGGAAGCGGCATGCGCGGGAAAACTGATCCGCGTAGGTGGGCGCTGGATGCTGCAGGCCGGGGCCTACTACGGCCCGTATGACTTCGAGATCACCGAGGATATGGTGATCGGCACCGTCACCGGCAGCACCGAGCCGACCAACGACTCGGCCATCAACACCGTGCGCGGCACCTTCATTGATCCGTCGCAGTCCTGGACCGAGACGGACTACCCGGAAGTCAGCGTTGCCGAGTGGATCGTCGAGGACGGCGGGGAGGCGGCGGAGACCCTGACCTTCTCCTACGTCACCGACCCATACCAGGCCCAGCGCCTGGCCAACATCGAACTTCGCCGCCGGCGCGCGGGTGGTGCGATCAGCATTCCCATGAACTTTGCCGGGTACAACTGCCGGCCGGGCCGGGTGGTGCGGGTCAACCTGCCGTCGCTGAATATGCTGGGCGAGTTCATCGTCAGCGATTGGTCGATGGGGGATAGCGAAGGCTGCACTGTGCAGGTCAAGCAGTACGAGGCGGCGATCTTCGATGACGCCGTGGGCGAGCCTTACAATCCGCTCGGCTTCATCAACCTGCCGGCGGGCGGCCTGGGTTCGCCGACGGGCCTGACCTGGACGCAGAACACCGGCGCGGAAGTGGTGCAGGGCGTTCTGTCCTGGGCGCCGCCTACCGGGATTGTGTCGTCCTACGTCGTCATTGTCCGCCAGGGGGCGACCGCTGTTCAGTCGCACTCGGTACCGGCGACATCAACGCAGTGCGCTATCAACGGCCTGCCATCGGGCAATTACACGATGAGCGTGGCCGCGGTTGGCCCGATGGCCAGGTCGGGCGAGGCGACCCTCACGGTCAGCATCATGGGACCGCCGATACCTGAGTCGTGCGTGGTGCAATCCTCGATCGACAGCATCGTGCTGATTCCGCAGAACACGCTGCACGGCCTCAATGGCGGCACCTACGAGTATTTCTTCAGCACGTCGCCGACGGCCACTGCGGCTGATGCGGATTATTTGGGGCAGGGGCTGTCATTCACGCACACCGGTCTGGGGTTCTACACGAACTATTACTACTTCGTGCGCTCCTCGAACGCCTACGGGAAGAGCTCGTTCCTTTATGTGCCGGCCGCCACTTCGAATGACGTATCGGCGTACCTGGCGGCCCTGGCCGGCAAGATCACCCGGACGGAGCTGGGCCAGGACCTGATCACGGAGATCGACGGCCTGCAGGACCAGATCGATGCGCTGGACAACATCCTGCTGTACGACGCCGAGAAGACCTACATCAAGGACGACATCGTCCAGCAGGGGCAGCGGCTATACCAAGCCATTCAAGCGGTACCGCTCAACACTCCGCCGCCGAACGCTATCTACTGGCGGGACGTGGGGCAGTCGATCGAGGCGGCCAATGGGCTGGCGCAGCAGGTGGCTACCAATACCGCCGATATCACCGAGTTGGACGGGGTGGTAACGGCGCAGGCGGCTTCGACCAACACGCTCAGGGCTTCCTGGCGGGAGGACGATGGCGCCGGCGAGCTGGCCGACGCCATGAAGGGCTGGAACAACACCGCGGCGATCGTCACGGAAGAGAAGGTTAGGGCAACGGAGATTGAGGCCGAGGCCACGCAGAGGATTCAGCTGCAGGCCACCGTTGGCCAAAACACGGCAGCAATCCAGCAAACCTCGTCGGCGCTGGCGAACACCAACGGCCAGCTGGAAACGCTCTGGTCGGTGAAGATGGAGACCACCGCTGGTGGCCAGAAGTATGCGGCCTCGTTTGGTCTGGGCCTGCAAGTCGACCCTTCCGGGGTGTCGTCGCAGTTCGTTGTGCGGGCTGACACTTTCATGCTGCTGAACCTGGCCAATGGTACGCCGGTGTCACCGTTCGCGGTAACCGGCGGCCAGACCTTTATCAACTCGGCCTTCATCCAGGATGGCACGATCACCAACGCCAAGATCGGCAACTACATCCAGTCGAACAACTACGTCGCAGGCAGCACCGGATGGCGGCTGTGGTTTGACGGTACGTTCGAGATCAACAGCGCCCTGGGCGCCGGCGCTCGGCAGGTCATCAACAACAACGGCGGCAAGGTGTTCGATGAGAACGGCGTGAAGCGCTATCAGTGGGGGAACTTGGCCGCATGAGCTATGGCATTCGGATTTGGGGCGCCGATGGTTCGCTCCAGGTCGACGAGAACTCCTTCACCATTCGTGTAGCGCTGTCGACGCTGGTCACCTTCGCAGTGGGGGCTCCCAAGAGCAGCCAGGATTTTTCTGTGCCTGGCGTTGGCCCGAACAATGGGACGGCCATCGTGGTTCCGATCGGCACCTACGGTGACAGCAACCTGCAGTTTGAAACCGAGGTACTGAGCGGGGTGGTGCGGGCCTACAACCACACCCGCACCTTTGCCGCGAGCACCACGTCCTCTGGGACTATGCGCTTGATCGTGATGAGGTGGAGCTGATGAGCTATGGAATGCAGTTCACGAACAGTGGCGACGTGGTAACGCTTGACTCTGAGTTTGCTCGGATGATGGTGATCTCCACGGGGCGCTATGCGCCGACGGAAGAGGGGGGGATGGGCTCAACCACTGCTTTCGTCAGGCCGGTGACCTCCCAGGAGCCGCCGTTGGTGTTCATCAGGCCGGATACCGTCAATGGTATTGCCGGCCTTTGCCGGATGCGCCTGACAGGCTCAGCTGGGAACTGGACCGGCTTCTATGTTCGGGCCTACAGCGCAGATACCGCGCAGCCGAATGGGCGCTACTTCGTTGCGGCCTTCGCGGCGCAGCCCGTAGCTCAGTATGGGGCTCGCCTGTGGGACGGTACCGGAAAGCTACTGTTCGACTCTGGCACCTCAGCGGCAACCTTCACTCGCGCCTTCCAGAACTGGAGCTACGTCAAGGATGACCATGATCCCCAGGGCTTGACGCGGATCTACTACACCGTGCCGTTCAACTTCCCGCAGAACGAGTTCCTGCTGCTGAATAACTTCGGCATGAATATGACCTCGGGTAGTGGCATCCCCAGAAATCTCTACTGCTGGTGGGACTTTCCCAATAGCACGCTGTACGCGATCACGATTTCTTCAGCGAACCCGATCGCTTTCTTCCTCCCGGCGGTCTTCGCGAAGATGAACAGCTGAATACAGCGACCTCCCTACAGCCCGCCTTGAGCGGGTTTTTTACTTTCAGAAGGGTCAATTTATGGCATGGCTACGAACGGGCACTGTTGCCGTCACGAACGGTTCAACGACTGTCACTGGGACTGGTACCGGGTTTGCCGCAAATACCAGGGTAGGGGACGCGTTTGTTGGTCCGGACGGTCGCTACTATGAGCTGGGGAACGTCGCAAGCGATACGGTGATTTCGATCATTCCGGCATATCAGGGTGCCACGGTCTCGGGAGCTTCCTACGCCATCATGCCGGTCCAAGGCTATCAGAAGGGGCTGGCCGACCAGGTGCGGGACTGGGTGAACACCTACGGCGCGAAAATGGCCTCGCTCGGCACGACCGGCAACTACGATGTGTTACCGGTCAGCAAAGGCGGTACAGGGGGGAGTACGCAAGCGGATGCCCGGAATGGGTTGGGGCTGCTGCCAGCGGCAACTACGCCAATCGGGACTGCCGCCGGCAACATCATGGCAGTCGGCGCTGGTGGCTGGCTCGGCTCCTCGATCATCGACAATGGAAACGCGAACAACGCCAAGCCCACCGGGCTTTACAGCCTGAGCAGCGCCACAAACGCCCCCTATGCAGCACTCCAGCTATTCACTTCAGACTGGGGGAATGATCCACGCTGGCAGGCCCAGTTCGGCATGGGGATTTCCGAGAATAGGTTTTTTGGTCGCTCGATCCTGAAGGACCAGACCTCCGCGACATCGTGGGTCGAGTTCTACCACACTGGCAACACGACTCGCGGCTCAGGCGGGGCGCTGTCCGCGGCGTCACCGATTGTGCGTATCGCCAGCGTTGCAGACTCCCAGCGCAGCGACCTACAGGAGCAGGCCTTCGAGCCTGCCGGCGCCTGGGGCGTTGCGAACGATGAGGCCCGCGGCGTGCTTGTCGAGCGCCTGGGCGTCGGTGAGTACCGCGTGACCGGCAGTCTGGGCCTGGCCCTGGAAGGCTGGCGCACGCAAGACCCTTGTTCCCCCGATGGCGGCCGGATCCTCGGGATCACCGAGAGCGATCAGGCAGTCGATGGAGCCGTCACTATCAGGCTCTTCAAGGAACGCTGGGTGCTGACCGAAGACGGCGAGATGATGCCCGGGAAGGGCGCGCCGATGGACGTGCCGCTCAACAGCTGGATCGACGTGCGGCTGGAGATGCCGCAACCCGAAACACCGCCACCACCGGCCACCCTCGAAACCGAATAACAGCCCGCCACTGAGCGGGCTTTTTCTTGCCTGGAGAAAAGTATGCCTATCACTGAGCAGCAGCTGCTGCAGATCCTCCCCAACGCCCGCCGCCAAGCGGGCGTTTTTGTTTCTGCACTCAACGCGGCCATGAGTCATCGGGAGATCAACACGCCCAAGCGCATGGCGGCCTTCCTCGCACAGGTCGGCCATGAGTCGGGTCAGTTGCTCTATGTGCGTGAGATCTGGGGCCCGACCGCTGTCCAGGCGAAGTACGAGGGCCGGGCAGACCTGGGGAACGCCGTCACCGGCGATGGCTTCAGATACCGCGGGCGCGGCCTGATCCAGATCACTGGCCGGGCCAACTACAGGGAGAGCGGCAAAGCCCTTGGTCTCGACCTGATCGCTAGGCCCGAACTGCTCGAGCAGCCGCAGTGGGCCGCCGAGTCGGCCGCCTGGTTCTGGCAGAAGAACGGCTTGAACGAGCTGGCAGACCGCGACCAGTTCAACACCATCACCCGGCGCATCAACGGCGGTTTGAACGGGCTGGAGGACCGCTTGCGGCTTTGGGACCGGGCGCGGGAGGTGTTGCAGTGAGTCCCGCGGCATTGCGCCTGGCCGCCGGCCTGGGCCTGGCTGGCCTGCTGATCTCCGCCGGCGCTGGCGGAGCATGGACGGTGCAGGACTGGCGCTACGGCAAGCAACTGGCCGAGCAGGCGCGGCTTCACCAGGATGACCTGGCCGCCATCAGCAGCGTGGCCTCTGCCCAGCAGCAGGCCGAGCAAGCCAAGCGCCTGACGCTCGAGCAGCGTCTGGCCACCGCCGACCAATCCCACCACCAGGAGCTGACAAATGCTCAGAAAGACCAAGCTCGCCTGCGCGATCGCCTTGCTACTGCTGACCTGCGGCTGTCAGTCCTTGTCGACGCCGCGGATGCAACCGGTTGCAGCAACGTGCCTGCCACCCCCGCCACCGGCGGCGTGGTTCATGGAGCCGCACGCGCCCGACTTGACCCGGCGCATGCTCAACGAATTATCAGCATCACCGACGACGGCGACCGGGGACTGATCGCCCTGCAGGCGTGCCAGGCGTATGTTCGAGCGCTTACGCGCTGATTGGGGCTATCAAATGAGCCCCCTGGTTACGCGAGTTGCCCACGGCGCGGTCGACCTTGAACCACTCGAAGGCCTCGGACGGTTCGCACTGCTGCAGTACCATCTGTTCGGCGCGCTCCAATGACGTCGTCAGGTCAAGCCATTCCCGGGCTAAGTCCGTGGACAAGACAACCGGCCGCCGATCATGAATGTCGACCATGCCGCCTTGGGCGTCGGCGGTGATGATCACGAACCCGTCGTGCTCGCCATGGCCATCATCGGGATCCGGCAGCTGCCCAATGGAAGCGCAAAGGCAGGGCTCCCCGTCTTTGCGGCGGATGAAGTAGGGCTGCTTTCTTGGTCCGCCTTCGTCGACCCACTCAAACCAGCCGTCAATCGGGGTGATTGCTCGACGCGGCCAAATTGCACGGAAAAAGGGCCCATGGGCGACCTTTTCGACCCGGGCATTTATCGGTGGCGCGCGATCCTTGGCCCAGTGCGGCCGCCATCCCCATCGCACCAGGTCGGCGTGCAGCCCATCTTCAGCTTGGTGGAGCAGGGCGACCATAGTCGTCGGCGGCACGTTGTACCGATCAAGCGGCTTGTTCTCGATCGACGACAGCCATTTGCCATCGAGCCCGAGGACATCGCAGTAGTCATCGATGTACCGGTACTGCGCGATTCTTCCGCACATTTCCAGTCTCCGCACGTCGGAGGAGGTGAACGGCCAGGCCGCAGCCGGTTTCTACACTGTAGACCCCAGTAGCAGGTGTCATCATGGCTTTGGATATCAAGCAGATCGAAGAGCTGGAAAAGTGGTATGCGCTCTTCAATGACCCGGAATTCGCCAAGGCGTCGCCTGAGGATCGGTATGACGCCCGGCTCGAGCTTGCCGATGACATGCTGGAGCGAGGCGTAATAGATGAGGGCGAGTGGAGGGAGCTGATCGAAGAAGCTGCCGCCATCTTTGCAGACGAGCTCGGGTAGAGCTATCGCAAGTGCTTTATATCCTCGGGCCGTATGAGCTTCCGCAGATCCTCGTTTGTCCGATCTTTCGCCGTGCAGGCTCCGTTAAGGTTTGCTACCTCACGGCGTAGGCGGGCGGCTTCGCCAGCGCGCTCGCGAAGTCTGGCCCGCGCTTCGTCACGCTCTTTCTCGGTCTCTGCCAGCAGTTTCACAAGCTTGAATATCTTCTCCCTGGCTTCGCGCAGTTGGGTGGTCAGTTCCTGGATTTCGTTCTCAAGCAGCTCTCCGTGCTGTATTGCTATTTCGAGAGGCGTGGGGATGCCCAGCCAGTCGTCTGCGTCATCGATGTGCACGGTACTGCCTCACATGCTTTTGTTTCTGTATGTGCATACAGTAATCGAGGAGGTGGCGGCGCGCGATTTGAGGCGACGAGATGTAGGGGGAGGGGAATTGTGTTCGGTCGGCAGGACGCCGGAGGAGGGTGCGTGACTTTTGCGTGACTCTCTCACGCACGTGTGAGCACTTGTGGGCATTCGATTGCAGCGAGCGCCAATAAAAACGGCTATTCCAGAAGGGTTTGCATCCGTACTGCGTGCATGGGGTGCTAGGGGTCGAGTGTTCGAATCACTCCGTCCCGACCATATTCCTAAGAGAGATCAAGCACTTCGCGGCCTGATCTCTTTTTTCGTTTAGGGGCTGCGCAATACTCGCGCAAAACTAGCCAGTGATTTCGCTGATGTTCAGATCGAGAATCGCCTCCGACCAGATGATCTCGGCATGGTCGTGCTAGTAGTTTTTTGTCATTACCTCACTCGCGTGACCCGCGATCTTCTGCCCACTTTTCCGGCCTTCTGGTATAGGGGGCAGCGAAAGCGCACGCGACCGATCTCGTTAACTACATACCCGGACACGGTGGTGGTCGAAGGCGTGCGGCGGGCGCTGACATGAAGTTCGGTACAAAAGCTGGCCATCCTGCTGCTCGCCGCCAGCGCTGCTGGCTGAGCGCCGGCAGCGCATCGCTTACGAAAGAGAACTGGCGGCGGCGGCCGGAGCCTGCGAATAAAGCGCATAAACAATGAACAGTCTAATGCATGTCCGAGCCTGCGGATTGTTCTCAAAGTTAATTGCTTGTGGCCGATCGGGTAAATATTGCCATTTTGCTTTTTACAAATCTTGAATGGTTTTTATGAATCTTAAATGATTGGAGATAGCCTTGTTGGGTTTGAAGTCTGGAGTGTTGATGTACTTGAGTACGTCAACGAACGCATCATTATAAAGCGCCTTTAGGGAAATAGATAATGTGGCAGGTGGTGTCGCGGGCGTGCGGCCGGGAACCGAGGTTCCAGATATAGCAGCAACCGGGCAGCCTCTGCTATTAAGCCAAGCTACTATGTTGTCCCAGTAAGGTTTTTTGAATTTTCCGCGCTGAGCATCAGTTAGGACTCTTGCAACCTCTTGCTCCGTTGAATCTTCAATGAAGAGACTCCAGTTTTCCTGAGTCATTACACCATCAGCGAGCAAGAGTTTTAGCATCTGCTCTGATAATTCCAAATCAGTAAAAGCCATGATCTGCCTTCCTTTGCAGTGGTTTTAAAACAATCGATGATGATTAAAGTAGTCGCTGTTGGTTCGGTCAAATGGAAGCGATGAGTGGTCATTCTAATGATTTAATTAACCGAAAATTGCAACTAATTGATCGCCAAGGTTCCGCGTATTCTAGGGGCAGGTGAATTGACTAAATTTTCAGCCGATTACCTAGATAGCCGAACTCACTCTCTTAGAAGTGCTTCATTTTCCCCAAACGGGCAGCTTGCCTAATCGCCATGTCCTACAGCTACCTGGTGTTCGATCGCATGACAGCTCTGGAGCGAGCGCGCCCGCACCACTTTATCCAATCCAAAAATCATTGAGCTAGCAATCTTGGAATGCTTCGACCACCTGCTTAAACCGGCTTCGTCGAGCAAGATGATGCTGGCCTAGATCGCTACCAGCGACCTGGTTCATGGAGCCCCGCGCGCCCGATTTGACCCAGCACATGCTCAATGAATTGTTGGCATCACCGACGATGGCGACCGGGGACTGATCGCTTTGCTGGCGTGCCAGGCGTATGTGCGTGCGTTCACGCGCTGATCGGTTTGATCAAGTGGGCGCCTCGGTTTCTCGAGTTGCCCACGGCCCGGTCGACCTTGAACCACTCGAACGCCTCGGACGGTTCGCACTGGTGCAGCACCATCTGTTCGGTGCGCTCCAATGACGTCGTCGGGTCAAGCCATTCCCGGGCGAGGTCCGGGGGAAGTAGGGCTGTTTCTTCAGCTCTAGAAAGGGCCGTGCGCGACTTTCTCTACCCGGGCATTTACTAGCGGGAGCGATCCTTGGCCAAGTGCGACCTCCATCTCTACCGCATCAGGTCGGCGTGCAGCCTATTTTTAGAGCCTTATTTTTATTGGTAATAAGGTTGATGCTAAATTGTTATTTCTGTTCGATAGTTACAAAGTTGACAGGAAGAGGTGATCAACTAGGATTGTTAGCGCGTATCTAGAATTGGATTCGCATAAAAAAGGAGAGGTTCTTATTTGGAACTTCAATTATATGGAAATAAGGAGGCTGAAATGCCTGAGTTAGCTAAGAAGACTTCGCAATTAGATCAAGGGGCCGTTAATACCTACACCCTCTTTACTCAGAACGACATCTTGATCACGTTAGATCTACCCAGTATATTGAAACTCGGTCTGGATAGGAGTGAGGTCTACCCCAAAGATACGAATGCCGTCGCTGCTCCAATATTTAAAAATAATTCGTCCTATATCGTCAAATCTGCCACTTTTACCATTAAGCTCGGAGATATAACCGGTCAGTCGGGTAAGATCGCGACGGCAAAATGGCAGAATCCGGGCACTTTAGACGAACAAGAGAGCATGAGTTTCACTTGTGAAAACGTTCCTCCTCATCAAGAAATCCAATGTGGACCTGACAATCCTGGATACACCAAAATTCGGTGGGGATCCACAATGATTAGTGGGATGACCAAGGAACTCCTAAATCATAGTCTGACTCTTGTATCGCTCACCCTAGGACCGGTTGTGCCGGAAAATGTTCCGCCTGCAGGGCCCAATATTATTGTTGCCCCGAACAACTGA